GATGTATGATTAAAAAATGGCAACATATATTAAGAATTAAAGAGTGGGATATAACAACAAAACTACTCGATCTTAAAAATGTTTCTATTGAATACAATGGGCATAAATATTTTGTAGGTATAGAAAGAAACTTCGACAATAAAAAAGCTGTTATATATCACGACAGAGAACTAAAGGAAGAAGATATTATACACGAACTATTGCATATTGTATTCCCCAAACCTAATCATGATGAGACTTATGAAGAATACGAACAATGGATAACCGATGTTGCTTATAACCTTAATAATATATAGATAATGAAAATGTTCCAAAAACGTAGAATAGCACTTAGAAATACTCTTATACTAAAGAAATATGGGTTTCCATTTTTCTTTATGATGAATGTAATGAGTACAATATTAATAGTAACAATAATTAAATATTGGAATTGATGGACGAACTATCAAAAATTAAACAGAGGGAATATAGCTATGCTATTGTAAAACATTTACCTACAGATAGTAAATATTCAAGAGTAATGATTGTGTTAGGAGATGAAATTCTTGAAAGCGATGATAGAACTTTTATTGAAGGTTTAGTAAAAGTGTTTAATGATAACACCGATAATGGTTGTGAATATGAATTGGTAGAGATACCTAAAATCCCGGGAAATGGAAACAGTAAGATTCATTGGCCCTGATAGAAACTTTTCAGATCTATCTACGGCTACTATACAAGAATGTGCAGAGTACTGCGCAAGTAAAGACATCCTTGGATGTGATACAGAGACTACAGGATTAGATTTTACAGGTAAGAAGATGATTATGCTTCAAATTGGAGATAATGATCTTCAGTTTGTAATAGATACTCGAGTTATAGATGTGTCACCTTTAAAGCCTATTATAGAAAACTCTAATAAAACTATAGTATTTCACAATACTAAGTTTGATTATAAATTTCTTAAGAACGAAGGTATAACCGTAGGTAAAACATGGGATACAATGCTTGCAGAGCAAGTTCTTAACTGTGGTAAGACAGATCTTTCTAATAGTCTTGCAGCTGTTTGTGAACGCCGGTTAGGCATTGTGCTAGATAAAAGCACTAGAAACCTATTTATAGGTATGACTGGTCAACCTTTTACAGATAAGCAAATAGTATACGGTGCTCAGGATGTTTGTAATCTACTAAAAATCGTAGAACAGCAGAAAGAAGACCTATCTAAGAAGTCTTTAATGAGTACTCTAAAGCTTGAGAATCATGCATGCCTTGCATTTGCTGATATTGAGTACAATGGCTTAGACATTGATTGTGAAGCATGGTTAAACATAAGTGAGGATACATCAAAGGCTCTTGTAGAGAGCGAGTTAGAATTAGATGACATTGTTTTATCTGATTCTATATTTAAAGATGTAGTTCCTACATATATACAAGCTGACCTATTTGAGATGGAAAGAAAGCTTGATGTTCTTTGGACTTCTCCGACGCAAGTGTTGAAAGTTATGCAAAAGGTAATACCTGATCTTGAGGATGTTAACGGTAAAAATTTGTATATTCATAGATCTAAACACCCCATTATATCTAAGTACATTTCCTATAAGGAGAAGGGCAAAATAGTCTCTTCTTATGGGAAAGAATTTCTTGATATGAGACTGACAGACGGCAAAATACATACCTCTTTTAGGCAGATACTTAACACAGGTCGTGTTTCAAGTAGTAAACCTAATATGCAGCAGATACCTGCTGATAATAAGTTCAGGAACTGTTTCATAGCACCTGAAGGATGGGTATTTGTATCTAGTGACTATAGCTCTCAGGAGTTGAATGTCATAGCTTATGGTTCTCAGGATCCTGTATGGCTTGAGGCACTTGAGAAAAGTCAAGACTTACACTCTGTGTGTGCTGCTCTTGTATATGGTAGTAAGTGGGATGATGCAGCTGCAGAAGGTTGTGATTATTTTATGCCTGCGCAAGACATAACAGATGAGGGTGTAACTGTAGCTGTAGATATTGAAAAACAGAAGTGTAACTGTCCAGAACATAAGAAACTTAGGACTAATGTTAAGGGAATCAATTTTGGTTTAGCCTATGGTATGGGACCTAATAAACTTGCAGGTACTCTTGAGATATCTCTTGGTGATGCTAAAAAGCTTATCCAAAAGTATTTTACAGAGTTCCCTAGTATAGAGGCATTCTTAACAACATTAGAACAAAGTAGTTTAAAGCGTGGGTATGCACGGACATTCAAACCTTTTGGTAGGAAGAGATTCTTTCCTGGTTGGTATCCTAACATGCAGTATAACCCATCTAACAGTGCTTTAGCATCTACTATAGGTCGTGCGGGTAAAAACACACCTATACAAGGTACTTCTGCAGATATGACTAAGTATGCATTGCATCTTATCCGCAAAGAAATATTAGAGAATGATTTACCAGTCAAATTAGTAATGACTGTACATGATCAGATTGATACTATTTGCAGGGAAGACTACTCTGACACTTGGAAAGATCAAATGACAGCTCTCATGGAGAAAGCTGCAAATCTTATTATAACTAACGGTCTGCTTAAGGCGGATACAGAAATTTCAGACAAATGGAAAAAGTAATAATGACAGATAGGGATATAGCTCAAGATAAAGCTGTACAAGCCCTTATAGAAAATGGTTACAATGGTTCTGTTATAGCAGGGACCGGCTTTGGTAAAACTAGAGTAATGGTTAGTGCTATTCTTAATAAGCTAGACGGAGATAGAGGTTTAAAAGCTCTTGTACTTGTTCCTTTTGATCACTTGAAAGATAGGTTCCGAGATGAGTTTGATAAGCTGGTAGGTAAAAAGACATCTGCTATTATATGTGAAGAGATGTTACAGTTTGAATGCTATGCATCTATAGGTAAGCTAAAAGCATCTGACTATGAAATGGTTGTGTGCGATGAAGTTCACCTTGGTCTTACAGATAAGTGTATGAAATTTTATACTGAAGCTAAGAGTGTAGGTGTGCCTTTGGCATTCTGTACTGCTACATTACCTGAAGATACTGTTTACCACAGTAGATTAATAAAACTTGCTAAAGTGGTTTATGAAATAACTTTGGATGAGTGTGTAAAGCAAGGTTTTGTTGCCCCTTATCATATTACATGTATAGGGGTAGAACTTTCTGATGAAGAAAAGAAGAAATACAAGACTGTAAATGCTAATTTTGGGTATTGGAAAGGAATGTTAGGCGGGTTCAATGCTTTTGACCAAGCTAAGGCTGTTCTTGCTAACAAAAGAGCTTATCAACAACATGATATAGAGGCTGCTTTAGGTTTTTATAGAGCTATAAGACAACGTAAGAAGATAGTAGATCATGCCGAAAACAAAATTCCAGCTGCAGAGGCTTTTACAGGCTCTAATCCAGGTAGGAGTTTGGTGTTTGGTGGTGATAATAATTTTACTGATATGTTGTCCGATTTTATTCCTGGAGCAGTTGTTTATCATTCTAGGAAGACTAAAAAGCAAAATAACGAGGCTTTAGAAAGCTTTAAAAGTGGTAAGTCTAATATATTATGCAGTACTAAAGCTCTTAATCAGGGACTTGATATTCCTGATGCTACTATAGGTATTATATGTGGTCTTACAAGTAAAGCTCTCACTATGATTCAAAGGGTGGGTAGGCTTGTAAGAATTGATCCTAAGAATCCTAAGAAGACAGGTAAGGTTGTTATTATGTATGTAGTAAACTCTCAAGAGCAGAAATGGCTTGAGAATGCTTTGCGTAATACACCAACCCAGAATGTTTCTTGGATATTGGGTAAAGACTATTTTGTTAAAGATGAAGAAGTTTTAGAGCCTATAGGAAAAGATGTAGTATTACCTCAAGATAACTTAGATGAAGCGAACGAACAGTTCTTGTAATATCTCTAAACCTTTAGAATTTTACAGGAGCACAAACTCTACTCAGTTAAAAACACTCGTAAATATTGCAAGGAATATGAGTAATAATATAATCTGGGATGAGTACAGATTTGAAGAAGAATTTAAACCTAATATTTATTTATATGAAAAAAAGCTAATTAAAAATGGTTATTGAGATTAATATGGATTTTTTAGCATTACACAGTTTACAACCTAATGAGTATGTATACCTGTATGCTAAGTATTACAATATATCTATACCATTTAAATCTCTAAAAATGAATCTAAAAAAGCTCGAAGAAGACGGTTACATTAAAATAACTGGTAAAGAGCTTGTGTCTAAAAACATAGCTATACGAAAAAAGTTTATAAACCTTATTGAAGGGGATTTTGATCGTATGTTCTGTGAATTGTTGTCTAAATATCCTATAAAAGTAGGACACAAAGGCAAGTACAGAATACTACATGCAGCAAATCCAGATGCTAAAGCAAATAAAAAGGTAAAAGAAAAGTATCGTAAGCTAGTTGAAAATAAACCTGATTTACATAATAAAATAATAAATCTATTAGACGTCCAATTATCTCACCAAAGGGACAGTTTGCAATATATGCAAATGCTAGAAGTATGGGTAAACTCGCGTACTTGGGAGAAATGGGAAGGATTTGATAATATGGAAGAACAAGATGGAACAAGAAACACCAAACAACTCGATTGATATATTAAAAGAGCTACAATTTCAGCCAATTAAAAAAGCTGTTAGGCAATCTATTGCAGTTGTAGATAAGTCACGTAAAGGGGAAAGGGATATACTTTTAACTAAGTGGCCTAGGCTTAATAGAAATTTACTCGGAGGATTACAACCAGGTAAATTGTATGTAGTTGCAGGACGCCCGGGAAGCGGTAAATCTGCGTTCAGCAACCAATTGATATTTGATGTTCTTGATATGGCTCATATTGATAAGAGGAAAGTCGTTGTTTTTTATTGGTCTTTTGAAATGCCGGGGTATCAACAGATACTCAGGAGTGCGTCAAAGGATACAGGTAAACAAATGAGCGACCTCTACTCTGTCGATAGAACGCTAGATGAAAGTTCTTTTAAATTGTTCATGCAGAGTGTGCATCAGTTTGTGAAATACCCTGTGTATTTTCAGAATCATCCGAGGCCAGTCAAGTTCATAGAACAATCTTGTCAAAAATTCGCTACCAGTTCTCCCGATACGCTTGTTATTAATCTTATTGACCATTCAAGGTTAGTTCCGGATGACAAAGCTGCAATAGAATTAGAAAGACTTAATAACCTTTCTAAAGCTTGTATGAGAATGCAGTCTAGTATAGGTGGTAACGAACCTAAAGTGGTTAATATATTATTATCACAATTAAACAGAAATATAGAGAAGGATGATAGAGCTAAAAATCAATATCAACCTCTTCTTACAGATCTGTTTGGCGGTGACAGTATAGGTCAAGATGCACATGTTGTAGCTATGATACAACGACCTTTTGATTTATATGGTATTACAGCTTCGTATTGTGGAGAAGACCCTAAAAGCCTTATGGCTGTACACATTGAGAAAAATAGAGACGGTATGTTAGGTATGATACCTTATGATTTTGATGGTGCAAGATTTACAATTACAGAAAGAAAGAAAAAATAAAAAATGGAAAAACAATTTGTATTACCAGAGACTCCGGTTTCTAAAAAAACCTCAAGTCCTGAGAACCTTATAATCTATTCTAAACCTAAAGTCGGTAAGACTACTATGCTTTCAAAACTTAATGATTGTTTGATCATTGATCTTGAGCAGGGCACAAATAAGATAGATGCACTTAAAGTTCAGGCGGACAATCTTAAAGAGCTGTATAGATGGATGAATGAAATCCGTGTAGCTAATCATAAATACAAGTATATCGCAGTAGATACTGTTACAGAGCTAGAAAGCTGGTGTGAATGGGATGCTACAGCTATGTATATGAAGACACCTATGGGTAAGAACTTCAATAGGCATGATACTAAAACTGATCCTAAGACAGGTCAGCAAGCTGTACTTCCAAGATCTCAGTGGGATAGTGTACTTACTTTACCAAAAGGAGCTGGTTATCTATACTTGCGTAACTCATTTAAAAAGTGGGTAAATATGTTTATGGAGTTAGCAGACCATGTAATTTTTATTGCACACGTTAAAGACGGTAGTTCTGATAAGAAAGGTAAAGAGGTTGCAACTAAAGATCTTGATCTTACAGGTAAACTTAAGACTATCTTATCACAGAAAGCCGATGCTATTGGTTATGTGTACTGGCAAGATGACGAGCTTATGATTTCTTTTAAATCTAAAGATGGTATTGAGGCAAGTTCTAGATGTGATCATCTTAAAAATACTGTAATGCCATTTGATTGGAGTAAAATTTATATAGACTAAAATGAAAAAAAATTTTATAGATAAATTCGGTGATAAAATAGCTAATTTCTTAAGAAATTTAGTTGTAGAGCACACTGTAAGGAGTCTCCTTGAAAAAGAACTTGAAAAAGAAGACTTTAATAGAGTTCTTGCAAATGCAGATAGTATTATTCTTACACATAGACCATACTCTAGATCACAAGCCCTTAGATGGGCATTTGATTGGAAAGATACTATAGAAGGATACGAGTATTGGGAACGTATTCATGATCATTTATGGATAAAAGATCGCATGGACAAAAGAATGTCTAGGCTACGAAAACTATTTCTTGTAGGGGGTATTATACTCTTTTTAATATGCATGTATAAAATTATAACTCTATGAATAAAGATTTAGACGAATTAGAAGTATGTGTACAACAATGGGCTGAAGAGAAAGGTATATTTGAAAAAGGTACGCCTCTTAAACAAGCTCTTAAGACACAAGAAGAGTTAACTGAATTACTTAATGCTATTGTAGATAACGATGAAGCAGAAATTGAGGACGCTATAGGCGATATCCTAGTCACACTAATCATCTTAGCAGAAATGCAGCAAGTAACACTGGAAGAATGCCTGAATGGTGCTTATGATATTATAAGTAAACGTACAGGAAAGATGGTCAATGGCCAATTTGTAAAAGATAACTAATTATTTATTAACCCTCAAACACCTTAAAACTAAAATGGGTATTGAAATGAGAGAGGCGCAGGACTCTGAAAACACTGCAACAAGAAAAGATCTTATTAACTGTACTGTAGTAGATCAAATAACTGTAGAAATGATCCTTACTGATCTTGCACAAGGAAGAAGTAAGGAGAAAATTCGTCAGAAGTATGCTTACAAAGATGAGAATGGAACCCCTCAACCATTTGAAAAATGGATGGTAGATGAGATGTTTAAAGACCCTAATCTTAGAGGTAAAAAGCCTGCAAGAAAGAAGGTTCTACCATTTACATTTAAAGGTACAACTACTGCACCTACTACACCTGAGCCTAAGTACGGTATTCCTGGAACAGAAGGTGGACATCAGTTTAATCCATCCACTCAGAATAATGATACTTTTTCTGAAAACGGTGTAGACTTCGATATTGACTAATCTTTAATTTTAATAACTATAACAAATGGCAATAGAATCTAATGCTTCAGAGGTCGCTGTAGGATCAGCCCTCAAACAATTTACTGGTATCAGTGAATTTAATGTAGTAGCAGTAAATCCAACGTTGGAAAAGCTACATGAACTTGGTGTAATGCTTCAAACAGAGCCTAACTATGAGGTTAGCTTTGGTGAAGATGACTTTACTAAGATTGTGTTCTGGCTTAAAAATGAGGATGTAACTGTTCCTTGTGAAATACTTGTAAAGCAAGGCCCTTGGGAATCTAAAACAGGTAAGTTTAAGTGGTATAATAGAGTGGGTCAAGAGACTTGGGCTCCTGCAAATGATGATGGTAGTGTTGATACTTCAGCTCTTGCAGATTGGTTCAAAGAACCAGATACTTGCTATACTATTCCACGTGGTATGGACACTGTAACTGAACTTGTTCGTGTATGGGCAAATGTTGCTCAAGGCGGTGAGATCAAGCTTGAAACAGTAAATAAAATAGCAGCTGGTGATACTAAAGAACTAGAAGAGCTTTTGACTGTCCTAAAAGACAATCAAGTAAGAGTTCTTGTATATGTTCGTGATGGTAAATACCAAGCAGTTTATACTCGTCACTTTGGTCGTGTAAATCCTAAGAGAAATGATCTATTTGTAAAAGCACTTAATGATGATTATGGTGCTATTAAAGGTGATTATACTCTTGAGTGGCAAAAATATGCTCCAGGTGTAGTAACTCCGGATGCAGTAGTTACAGCAGATGATACTACTGATGATGACTGGGAGGACGATGATAATGCGTTTTAATAATAATTAGTTACAAAGGGGAGGGTAGAGTGATCTACTCTCCCTTTTTAATTATGCAATATGGCAATAGAATCAAGAGATAGTAATGCAAACTTATCCGTCGAAGATATACGGAGTAGAGTAAGTGACATTGATATTTTTAAACACTATTGCGTTCCATTTGAGAAATTAGGTAAAAAGTTTAGTTCAGAGTTAAGAGAGGATCCTATACCATCAGTTTTAATATCAAACCTTAAATCAGGTATAAGATATACAGATTTTGGTTATAGAGAACACAGTTTTGATTCTATAGGTTATGTAATGTATAAGTATAACCTTACATTCAGAAATACTCTTGCTTTAATTGACACTGACTTTAGACTTGGACTTTCTTCAGGTATGTCTTTAGCTCGTACAATAGCCCCCACTGTCCATAGACAGGTACATAAAATAGGGTGTGATATTCAGATACGTACTATAGATTGGACTAGATATGACAGAGAGTATTGGGGACAGTACTTTCTAAGTATAGAAGAAATTAAAGAGTTTGCAGTTAAACCTATCTCTCATTATTGGATAAACGGCAATAGGTATACAGCTCCTAAGTGCACATATGCATACACAGAACACTCTCCTAGATTCAAGATTTATTCACCTTTGAATCAAGAAAGAAAGTGGTTTGGTAATGTAAAATCTAAAGATATTCAAGGTAAATCACACCTTCTTCCTTTTGGAGATAGATGCATAATAGCATCATCTTTAAAAGATGTTATGGTTATAAATTCTCTTGGTGTACCAGCAGTTGCTTTTCAATCAGAGGCAATGCTACCACCAGAACAGTTTATGACTATACTTAAAAAGAGGTATGATAGAGTTGATGTATTGTATGATAACGATATTCATAACCCGGATAATCCTGGTCAAATGATGGCACATAAGATATGTGACAAGTATCAGTTAAAAAATATTGTTATTCCTGCAGAACTTCAATGCAAGGATATTTCAGATGTAATAGAGGCACACGGACCTGTAAAAGCAATGTCCATAATTAAAGATATCTCATGGGATTTAAAAGAAAAGGTAGGAGAAAAGGAGTAAAACTGATTAAAAGTAAACCCTCAGTTGTAGACGGCATTAAGTTTAAAAGTAAACTTGAAGTCTATGCCTATAAGGAACTTCAAAAAGCCAAGATAAAATTTAAGTATGAAGAGGATAAGTTCAGTCTTATAGACGGATTTCCTCCAATCTCAGAATCTTGGGAGTTCAGGTATAAAAAGTTTGCACCTGTTAAGAATACAATCAGAGGAATAACCTACACACCTGACTTTACATGTCCAGATATGCGGTGGGTAATAGAAACAAAAGGTAGACCTAATGAGTCCTTTCCATTAAGATGGAAGCTATTTAAGAGATACATACACTCTACAGGCAAACCTACGCTTTTGTTCCTCCCTACTAATAAATCACAGGTAGATATCTGCATAGAACAAATTTTAAAGTTATGATACACAGTGACCAGCACTTAAACTGGTTAAGATCTTTAGAAAAAGGGGACCTTATAGGCCTATCATACTTCAACGGCATACAGCCGGGTATAATTCAAAGAGTACGTAGGGGGCATTGTAAAGTATGGAGTTGGAAAGAATCTCGTCCAGGCTATCCATATAATCAAGATATAGTGGAAAATCTACCTTATGAAGTGGATTGGATACCTGTGCAGGAAGGTCAGTATGATTTACCTAGAGAGGATGTTACTATACGATTGAGGTATATAAAAGCTCGTGCTTATGAACGCCTTATGCCTTACCCTAAAGATTTTATCAGTAAGGAAACAAATAAAATTATTAATCATGTTAAAGAAAGATTGTTTTAAATGAGTATAAAAACTATTGAACGTCAAGACACCGGAACTAAAGGTGTCGAAAAGAAGATTGATGCAGGAGCTGAAAAGCTTGTGTATGATATCTTGCAACAGACTCAATATTCTACTCCTATTAAGTCTTCTGTACGAGAGTTAACCACAAATGCGTGGGATTCTCAGAGGGAGAAAGAGGTAGCAATTGAGGTCCTCACAGGCAAAGCCAAAGCTGAGGATTATTATATCGAGAGACATGGGGAACAGTATGAAGATAGCAATTTTGATGCTTCGTATTATGACCTAAAGTATCTTGATGCAGAGAACAACACAGTTGAGCTTACCTACATACAAGAAGAAGGTGCAGGATTCTGTGATACATTTAAAGTACAAGATTATGGTGTAGGCCTTGGAGATAAAAGACTCGAAGGCATCCTAAGTCTTGGCTATTCTACTAAGCGTAATACCTCAGAGGGCTTTGGTGCTTTCGGTCTGGGTGCAAAGGTTGCATTCTCTACAGGTGTTGCTATGTACACAGTGGAAACTGTACATAAAGGTAGAAGATTTAAATGTGTTTGTTATCCATATCGTACTGAGTTTGTCATCTCTAAGTTCTCTAAAGATGGTACTATGAATGATTTTATAACATTCAGTGATGGTACTAAAGTATACTATGAGAAGACAGACGAGAAGAATAATACTATTGTAAGTTTTGGTGTTAAAAAGCACAATAGATATTCTTTCCGGGATGCTGTTGACCAGCAACTAATCTATATTGATGGTGTAAATTTTACTATCAAAGAAATAGAGGGTGACAAGGAGTATGAGTATAGGAATAAGTCTACTAAGGCTGAAGTAGTATACAACTCTGAGTCTCTTATAATCAGTAATGGTACTGTATTCAACAGACCTCACATAGTTATTGTGAAGGATCCTGCAGATGAATCAGGTATTAACTATGGTTATGTAGACTTCCGTGAGTTGGAGTTACAGGATATGTATGGGTCTGTAGGGTTTAAATGTCCTATGCGTCAGACGTATCGTGATGAGTCAGGCAAAGAGATTGTCATGCAAGATGGTGTAAGTGTTACTCCGTCTCGTGAGAAAGTTATCTGGAATGACGCTACTAAGGCTTATATCTTGTCTGTTATAGAGAAAGCTACAGAAGAGGCATCTCAACTTGTAGAGGATAAGCTTCAGAACTCAACTGATATCTTTGAATGGCTTGAGCAGTGTGCTAAAATCTTTCATAGGAATAACTCTGATGATATTATTCATAGGATGTCTAACATCATTAATAGTGATGACTTATCTCCTGTGTTCTCTGGTGACTCTAAGATAAAGTATCTACCTATAAGTAATTTCTTTACAGATAGGATTAAGATAGATAAGGTTACTATAGACTATAGAGGTAAGGTGAAAAGAGACCCAATTACAAATTGGAATACTTTTAACTTTGACACTATCTATATTAAGGACACTGTGTATAGCCCTGTAAAGGATATGTATATATGCAAAGGACTTAATAAAGGAAGTTTTACTTCTATCATCATAAAGGAGTGGACTGACCCAGAATCTAAAGATGAGTCTGTAAAAGAACTTGCGGATAGTTTATCTGATCTTATAGGTGAGCAAAAGCTTAAGTATGAGGCATTAGTAGAGTTTATATCAAATGATTCTAGGGTGCAGTCCTATAGTGAGTTAGAAGTCTCTGAAGATTTCCTTAACAAAGCTAAAGAGATTGAGGTTACAGAGGATGCATTGACTCCTGCAGAGCAACGCCTTCTTGAGAACAAAGAGGTAGGTTTTACTCTAAGGTATGATCCTGATGCGCATAGAAGTACTTCTCGTAAGACATGGACATGGGATAAGGTTGAGCCAAAAGGCATAGATCTTATAACTACAGATGGGGAAGTGTATTATGGTGGTAAAGAAGATGAGGAATCTCTTGTTCTTGCTGCAGGTATATTGTATCCTTCTGCTCCTGTGATTAACAATTATAACCATTGGGGTCAGAACCCTAGAGCTTTGTTTACACTTAGCCCTTCTATACGTTATAGTTATGCTCTTAGGGATGGAGGAGACTATGTAGATGATACTAATTATCCTCAATTGATTAAATTAAGTAGTACTGCGATAAAAAGAATAGAGAAAGCTAATTCCTCTCTATCTCACATAGAGAACTTTTTCTTCTTTAGGACAACTTATAATACAATTGAGACTCATCCTATGGTTAGACGTGCTTATACTATTCGTAAAATAGGTACTACTTTTCCTTTCTTCGATGCTTATCTAAGATCTTTTGATAAGATTGATAATAAGATATCAAGTAAGGCTAGAAAGTTACGAGAGTATCTATGTGAGTACGATAACTTCTTATGGGCAATTAAAACTGCTTTAGACCACCCTATTTGGGATAGAATGGATGAGTTGTATGAGTTTCAGGTGTTTTGTGCAAACATTGACTCCGAAGATGAGGATAGAGACAAGAAGATAGCTCAGAAGAGCTTTGAAACCTTTGTTTTTACTGATATCGTAGGAGCTAATGTAGCTGATCTTGAGATTCTAAGTCTGCATGAAGAGCTTAATTCTTATGCTAAAACGCTTGATCCTTTATTTAAGGATTTACCTACAACTACGTTTATGCAAGATGACTCTGCAGAAGAGATTGCAAAGTACATTAAACTGTACAATCGTGATCAATGGGAGTGGGATAACAAATCTTTCCTATCCTCATTACAATAAAAGTAATTTACGTATCTTTAATTTATAAAACTGTTACAAATGATAACAATAAATGTTATAGATGACCAAATAGTTGGATCATGCGGTGAGACTCCGTTTTCAATTCCTTTCGATAAAGCTGTATATGACACGTTAGAATCTCTTGCTGTTGCAGCAGAAGATGCTGAGACGGTGGAGGAGTATACTAGCATCATTGGAGAAGGTGAAGCTTTAGTTCTTAGTGCTAAGGAGTTTATAGGGTCTGTTATAGAGACAGAGTGTGAATATCTTAAAGTGGATCCTATGTCTAAACAGTTCTTTCTACACTACAATGGTCAGACATCTGATATTGCTATGCCACAAGCATTGGTAGATAGAATTGTACATTCTCAAGATGTAGGTGTAGATTTTATGCCTCTTGTACGTATGTGGGTAAGATTCTTACGTAACCCTAACCTTAATAAGGAAGGTAAAGGCGCTGCTTTTGGTGAGAAGTTCTTCAACTTCGTGAATATGAAGTATGTACACCCTAAACTTAAGGAGGAATTTATGGAGGATCACGGTCTTACAGAGGAAGCAGCTGAAGAAAGAGCTACTATGTATCAAATGAAGATCACTAAAGAGGGTCTACTTAATGGTTACAAAGTGTCTAGGGAGATTGAACACAAGTATGAGGCAGATGAAGACGGTGAGGTACGTGAAGTTCCTCGTTATGCAAGAACCTTCAATCCTGATACAGGTGAGATTGACTCTGATGGTAAGCCAGAACACGTAGAAGATAGACTTTTTGAACCATCTATAATGGGAACAGGTGGAGATGCTTTTAGTTGTGATGGTCCTACTGGCTATGATTCTGATGGGCATTTTATTAAAGTGGGTTGCAGACATGCGTTAAGTAGCTGGGATATGGTGGACATTGATGATAATCGTTCCTGTGTACCTGGTCTTCATGTAGGCGGATTAAAATACATAGCATGGTATGCGGGTGAGATACACAATGTCTTCATCGATCCTATGCATGTAGGTGCTGTCCCAGATGATGTGGATGGTGCTATTCGTTGCAAGGAGTACTTTGTACACAGTTCTTTGGTTGGTGTTAATGGCTCCATATACCACAGCTCTACGTATGCAAAAGCTACTGATGAACAATGGAAAGAGATGCTTGAAGAAGCTGTCGCAGTCCATATTGAAGCAGTAGAAAAGCAAACAGCTGATCTAAAGAGACTACAGTCTTTAGTGTAATTAATTTTAATTCACTTAGAGCCGGGTACTTAATTGTGCTCGGCTCTTTTTATTACAAAAACTAATGTTAGAAATTATAAAAAATGATTTAGTAGACGATTTAGACCTTACTCCATTCAATAACGATCAAAGTAAAATTGCACTTATAGATGCTGATAGTATGCTTTATTACTGCATGAAAGAAGATACTACGTTTGATGAAATGAAGCTAAAGCTTGACAACTTCATTATAAATGTATTGTCAGAATTGAAATGCAAGTACTTCACACCTTTTACTACAAACTCTAAAACTGTTTTTAGAAAAGAGTTTGGTAAGACAAGGGAGTATAAAGGCAATAGAAAAGGTAGGGAGACCCCTTTCTTATTCTATGCTCTACGTGTATATGCTCAACGAGAGTGGGGGTTTTATGATATTCCTAGGATCGAAGCAGATGATGCAGTTGCAATATATGCTAATGGCCTAGGTAATAATCCTTTTATAGAGTCTGTTATTTGCAGTCCAGATAAGGATGTTCTTAGACAGATACCCGGTACTCATTACAATTATCAAAGAAACGAGTTTGTATCTACAACAGATGAAGATGCAGCAAAGTTTCTATGGATTCAGTGTGCTGCGGGTGATAGTGTTGATGGTATTCCTGGTATTCCTGGTATAGGTGTAAAACGTGCAGAGAAAGCTTTAGACGGTATTGTAGAGGAAGACTTTTCTTTAAAAATCTTAAAAATGTATCTTCAGCAGATGGAAGAGAGCGATATTGCGTCTTCTAAAGAAGCTACAGATAAATTTAAAGAGACTTTGGACCTTGTATATGTTCTTAGATCTTCTTATGATTTAGATAGATTGGGTATTTCTTTACCCCCATTAAAGTATTTTAATATTCTTAAAAAACTAGGTAAATGTCCGGAAGAAGTAGAAAAGGAATACAAATAAAAGATTCTCTTACAGTTAAAGCTGTTGGTTATATTGGTGTTGAAGTGGAGTTTGATGGTGATGGAAACATTACTGCAGTAGAACTTCCTGAAGTTCCTAAAATAACTTTAGGTAAAACTCTTACTATAGGGAGATCTAAATTCCCTTATAAAATAAACATGATAACCTCTGCAGGACCTGAAAACAATACTTCATATGAGATGACAATGGCAAGAAGAACAAAGGCTTCTTTGTTTATTCTTCCAATGTTATCTGGTAATCGTAAAAACTATTTTTATGACAACCTTTTATTAAATTGTTTTGTAGGTACTGAGGAACATAAAAATGTAATAGCTCTTTTATACAGATTTTCTGGTAAGAAAGAGTTTGTAGATTTCGAACACTATTTAAAGGGTTTGGATAATTTTATTGAGTGTATTGACATAAGTAATAAAACTACTTTGTACATTTTTAATGTCCCTGAAAAGTATAAAAAAGAGTTCAATTTGTTTTTAGCAGGCAGGTATTCTAAGTTTGACAGCAAGTATAAGTTGAAAATACTTAGATTCCATGGATTTACTAAAGACTCTACTCTTGGTAAAATACTGTATAAAGCTGCTTCTCGCAGAAAGCAGTTAGAGACGGCTTTAGGGCCAGATGTAACTATTGAAAAATCTGCAGAGCTTTATAGTATACCTAATATGACACAAGAAATATACGACCCTACAATTTATGACATTTAAAACGACATGAGTAAGTGGTACCTGAGAATTTTTATTTTCAGGTACCAAACTTACTTTTCAAAATCATATCTTTATATATCTTAAAAAAAACAAATGGCTTTAGAGATTATAGATATGAGAAGAGCTCAAGTCACTGTTGAGTATGAGCTTAATGAAGAGGGGGGCATTGAGGTCCTTCAGATAACTCAAGATGAGCAAGACGTAAGTGATTTATTTGAAGAACTTGATCTTTTAGAAGAAGTTCACATGAAAATCATGGTTAAGATACTTGAAGCTCAAACAGGAGACTTTGAAGACTTTTAAAGGTCTAATGCCCACCTAATAGTTCTGTTTCCAGGAACAAATTGAAAAGTATAGTGGAACATTTGTGTTCTATCTCCTTTTTCAAACATATCTCCACGAAACAAATCCATTGCTTCATCAGCAGAATTTCCAAAAAACTTACCGGTTTGTTCAAGTAAACCAAACAAAGGAACAACTGATTTGTTAAGTTTAGCAAGCTCCATAGGATTGATAAACATTGCTGTTTCCAAAATAGTTCTTGCTAATAACTCTTGAGCTTTTCTTGTACCATAGTTTGCTTTGTACAACTCTTCATCATCATCTCCTACTTGGGCCCCCATAAACAAAGACAATAACCCTAATATAAGTGTGGCTCTTATTTCTGCCACTGTACTTTTTATAGAACGCTGCATAAGCTCTAAGTACTTTTCTTCTGTCATGTTTGCAAGCGCAGGATCAGTAGAGTTTTCTTTTATAAAATCTAAACCTTGCAAATACTTCTTTCTTCTACGCTGATACTGAGCTTCTTGAGCTTCACTCCATTTTCCTTCAGCGTCTTTCTTATCTCTGGTTTTCTTCGATGTTACGAAGCTTTGTATTCCCACCAGATTTCCTAAAAGCCTACTCATAGTAGTAGCGCTGTTTGCCATTAAAGTTTTCCAGGCAACTTCCTCCTCCATATCTTCCGCCGTAGCATTCGGTAAAAACAATGCACTTTTAGCAGCTAATTTATATCTACCTGCTTCATAATTTCCTGTATAATAATCAAATCTTACATCTCCAAACCTATCTTGAACCATAGGTGGCATCCAATCTTTAAACTGCATTACAAGAGATACATAAATATTAGATTGATAAGCAGCTATTCCTGTTTCAGACATATCTCCTCTTATACCACGTATCTCTCCAAGAAATCGCATTTTAATTTGCTTTCTTATTGATTGTGGCAAATCTTCTGTTACTACACCATCTTCTACTTTCATTGTCTCTGCTAAAGGCAAAGTACCTTCTGGCATATCTTCTAATCTTTGTATTAAACCATTTTCATCTACAGCATGGTTAAATAACATCCCCATTAAAAGTCTTCTATCTCCAAACTTATCTACAGGTATAAGTGGATAATACAAATAAGCAGTTTGTGCAGACCTGGTTAAAGGATCTGCAGACAACTCTCTTGAATGCATTATCGCATCTCCTTCAGCATGTACATCAAAGTGCCCTGCAATAGCCATATATCTAGATTTGTCTTTTGTCCAAAGCTTAAACCCTTTTGATAAAGTATCATAAGAATAATTAGGATTATCAATTGATTTTGATATTCTAAATACAGAGGCGCCTCCAAGAGTAGCTAATGCTGCTTTTACAGGCATTGTCATTATCATAGCGCTAAATCCACTCTTAACTCCTCTAAGCAATTTTGTACTAGATATAGTTCTACCAGCAAAATTTATTTCTTTACCTATGTTTTGACCAAAGTTCTTATACAGTAGCATATTAACATAAGTATCAAATAAGCTAAGAGTTTTTTCAGACACTCCACTCTCTTCAAACTTAAACTCTCCAAGCTCTTTTACAATCTTTCCTCCAGACATTTTAACTTCTTCAGATTGAGTTAAAAGATCTCTTATAAATAAAATCTCAGCTTCAGATCTTGTGTCTTCTATATGTTCATATGCAGAATCTCCAAACATTACCATAGCTCTGGTAAGATCTCTTGAAATTAACATATGGTCAACCTCTCCATCTTTTCCTCTTGGAGGGTTTAAAAATCTAAGGGGAACTTTTTGTATTGTAGCTTTTCCTACTTGCTCTTCATTTTCTACATCAATACTCATACCTCTTAAAAAACTTTTTCCAAATGCTTTAAATGCATTTTCTCCAGTCATTAATTGCTCCATCATACTTTTAGTTATAGATGGAATAGTATCTGCAGACAGAACAGCTCTTCTACCCTTTAAGAGTTTTTTAAAGGTTTTCATTTGCTCTTTCCAGGCATTGTAGTATTCTAATAATGGTTCATTTCCTGACCTTAAAAGGTACTTGTATTCTGAACTAAACGCTGCGTCTTCTTTTCCTGGCTTTAATTCTAGATACATATGGTAGCTATCTGAAGTCCATGCAGTAGCTTCATCTACTTTACTAAATACATTGTTCTTACTATCAAACCAAGCTTCAACATTCTTATATCTCTGATCTTCTTTTGAGCCAAATTCTTTTCTTTTTCGTTCTAAAAATTCAGCTCTATTTGCTTTAAATTCTTCTTTAGCACCTTTTTTAATTTGAAAGTGCTCTTTCATCCACTTTAATACTTCTTTTTTTACCTTATCATCTTGAGTAGATTGTGCAGTAGATATTTTTTTATCCAAAGTCTTTTTAAACTCTGGGTCAAACATTGTAATCAGCTTTAGTCCAAAAGGAGTCTCTCTTATAAATAGATTATATACATCTCTCATAGGCATTGACCCTGCCCAAGATTTTAGTCCGTCGTCTAAAGCTTTCCATTTTTTATAATGCTCTCTATATAAAGCATCTTTTCTGCTCCTCCCTTCAGTTATTCTAAAATATCCTTCTTTAAATAAAGCATTGTCAACCATATTCATAGCTAACATTTGATCCATAGCTTCTGTGGGTTTAGAAACTATTTTCCCATATCTTTTCATTTGCTCTCCCAGTTTATATGGGGAGTCTATATCTAATCTTTCAATAAGTTTTTCTTGTATTTGAAAAGTAATATTAGATACTGCCTCTGCAGCTTTTTCTAATTTATTTCGTAATGCTGCTTTTTCTTTTTCAGAGTCTTTTGAAAGTTTTATCTTTTTAGCAACAATCGTTTGCAAGTTTTTAAATGTCCCTAAAAGATCATAGATTTCCCAAAGCTCATCGAACTCTAAGTACCCAGTCTCTGTAGAGTCGTCTATTTTCATTCCAGCCTCTGCATACTTCATAACCTCTAAGAGTTCTTCAAAAGTATGCTGCATGTCAGACTCATTTAAAAGCTCTCTTATAGCTGTAGTAATAAGCGCAACCTGTCTTTTGATACTTGGAGACTTAGGTCTGTTTTTTATAGCATCGAACTTATCATACAGTATTTTTAATTTAGAATCTATATCTCTATCCCCTGCTTTCTCTTTAGCCATTGGCATTTCAGCTAAAAACCTATCATGAGAGGATCCCACTGCAAGGTAGTTGATGGTGTTTGTGATTTTTTTATTTACATATTTAAATCTCAAGTGAACTGGTATAAGACGAGACTCTTGGATTTTAGTAATACCATACTGCTCTCTTAAAGTTGTTACATAGAATCCCATTTGATGTTGGTATCCTTCTCCTTTAGCCCCTCTAAATGGATCAAGTAACATATAAAAATCCTCTCCTTTTTTAGTTACATCCTCAAACTTTGGACTCATAAATTTCCAGTCATATATAGAGGCTGTACCTTCAGAGTTAATAAACATAAGGTCTACAGTACCACCAGTATCCATCTTTTTATTAAAGAGTCGGACCTCTGTGTACATGTCTGTTTTTTTATCTTTTTCAGTCTTTTTATTAATAACTTTTTGACGTGCTACCTGCTTATCTAATATACCTTTTACTACACCTTTTAAATCCAAAAACATTTGTTTATCTAAACCAGAGTCTTCTTTTAGTTTAGCATAACTTCTTGGTTTAACACTGTCTTTAAGTTCTACAACGTTTATGTACTTGTGGTATTCAAGATCCGTGTCTTGAGCCATATTTAAAGCAATCTCATGTTGTATACTGTGCATATTTGTACCAGTATCTCTGAGGAGTGCGGATCTTTCTCTGTTAGAAATACTTTTATACTCGTCTATATTACCAACACTCTTAAAAAAAGATATAGATGATTGGTCTGTTGCTCTTTTAGCTACAAGTTTTCCATCTATTTTATACCTTGCTATAACTCCATCTATATCTGAAAGAATCTCAAATGTTCCTTCATCTATTTTTCCCTTCACCATATCAAACGTAAGGTCTTTTACGTTTTCCATGCTATTATGAGTCTTAACAATATTTTCTCTTTGTATATCTTGCGTCGTAGCATCTCCTAATGACCGGAATATTGTTTCTCTTTTTGACCTAGACAGTGCCTCTGCATACTTAGAAATATCTTCGCTTAATACTTTTTTGACTGCCTTTTTTACAGGATCAGATTCAAAATTAAATACCTCTCTAAGCTTTCTAAGCAGTCTCTGCCACCACCTGGCATTTCTATCTTTTGCTTTTTCTTTGGCATCCAATTTCATTCTATTTAGAATAACTTTGGTAATTGCCTCATCTTTTATATCTTGCTCGGTCCAATCGGCAAGCCCCCCATACTCTTCTTGTACTTCTAAATACTCAGGTTCTTGAGCTATTCTCTCGTACATAGATGTATATATAGGATCTTTTAGTTCGTTCATTGCAACTACGAACATGTGAATAACCTCCTCTGGTATTTCACTTTCATTCCCCTCTACATACGTAATTGATTTACTTATTATATCTGCAGCTGCTACTCCAGCAATAACATTTCCCTCTCTATCTCTTAGCCTGCTTACAGCTCTTTCTGTTACTCCTAATTTTTTCATTGCAGATCGCATAGATGAAAGCACTTCTGCTTCTGCTTCTTGCACATACGCTGGAGTAACAACAACTTCCCCTCTTTCTTCGTTTTTATTGTCTATAGCGTCAAATAAAGGATCGTTTAAAGCAATATTTTTCCCAACAGCTCTAAAAGGTAATCCTGGTACATCATACTTAGAAAGTATTAAAGATGAAAGCTTCCTGCTTTCTTGCATAACAGTTGCAATAGGAGCAGTTCTTGTTATACCTTCTGCCTCAGACCTCCCTAGTTTTTCAAGTTCAATATGGTCTATTATATTTTGTTTTACACTGCAAGCCATGTGTTATTTTTTAAGGGCATTCTGTAGGATCAATTGGATCTGTTTCTGAAGATTCAACTTTTTTGTTGTACGTTATAAAGTCAGACTTAGTATTCAAATAAGACATTGAGTCGTATCCTGTAGTTTCAATTCTTACTACACCAGTGCTTTCACCAGAATTAATTTTTCCTGTAATTAAATCTCGTGTAAAGATAAGATTTTGATAGAGTGCTATATCTCTTTGTTTTCTACCCATACCAAACTCTCTGTCTTGTTGCAGATCTAAGTATCTTTTAGCATACATTAACCTCATGTTCTTAGGAGATTGAGGCTTAGTAAACTCTACCATGTTTGGAAATTTCAACATGTTTGCATGGAATAAACTTAACAGTAGTTCAGAAGAGAACTTTAAAGCATTAGGAGTCTTAAGGTATCTATTATACAATTTAGAAGATATCTCTGCAAATTGATCTCCAGGCAGTTTATCTAAGAAAGAATACGGAGTATTCATAGTACCTGCTTGCAAAATAGCTACATCGAAAAGATCTTTTGCTAAAGTGGTGTTCTTTTTAGCATCGTATGCTACAATCTCTTGGTATGAATCATACATTGCAGCCATATCATAAATATTGACAGCTTTAAACTCAGGTTGTATAAAATCATTTTCCACCATTTTTCCCTTCACAGACTTTCTTTCTTCCTGTACTACAGGTAAAAGAGAGTTTAAGAATACGTTGTTTCGTAGTGGGTGTTTAGGGGAGTTTATAATCTTTGAAACAGTTACAGCTGCACTTTTTTCTCCAAACAATAAAGTTTGAGACCTATCATTTATAGCTATGCCATCTTCGTTTGGAACTCTCTGAAGTATAAGAGATGTAAAAAACTGCTCCAATCTTTCTAAAGACTTTACTTTAATATCTAAAGGCTGTCTATTTTCTGTATGTGTAAGTTCTTCAACTTTCATTGCATAAGCGTCGTTGAAGCTTTTTATTTGATTGTTGTTTACAAACAAATCTCCAAATACTTCAGATGCTACTAAAGTGTAGTTACGCATTTCTTTAAGGAAACTATTTTCTCCCTCTGTTATTTTTTCTGCGTTAGGGAAGATACCCTCAGCCATTACTTTTTCGTAAGCCCTGTTAGTTAAAGCCATTGCAGCACGGGTCTTAGGAAGCTTTGTATCATAAGATTGTGCGGCTATAACGGTTGTCATTCTATCTCCAAGCTCTAAGTACATTAACAAATCATCTAGTATATGCAATTGATATGCATTTTGGTCTTCTATACTTAAGTCACCCTCTTTAGTAGGGGCTTCTATACCCCCAATCATCTGCTTAAGTTCTTTATCAGATAAGTAAGGTTTGTTTTCTGGGGACGAAATATCACTATCAGTTTTGTACGCTTTTCTTAGTTTAGTAATTGTTTGAGCTGGATATTCTTCTTTCCCAAGTGCCTGGTAAACTCTACTTGATGCTATTTGTCTGTTTTCTATGTAATCTCTTACAATAGGCTGATTCATAAAATAAACTATACTTTCCAAAGGAACACCTGCTCTTAATAATACAAGTGCAGCTGGAGCTAGTTCTGGCCCAAGGTTTAGAATGTGTATAACAGGAGTGTTTACTGTATCAACTGCTAAGTTTACAAACTGAGATATACTATCTGTAACTCTTCTATTATTTAAAACGTCTGACATTCTAGCTAAAGAAATTGTAGAATCCCCTATAAACTCTCCTTCGGAATCTTTTTCTTTTTTAAACTCATCATAATTAAAATATATCCCTAAAGAGTTTAAAAACTTTCCATTTGCAAGTTTCATTGACTTACTAAGATCTAATCTTAAGTTAGCTTTTTGTCCTTTTACTTGGTGTGTAGATGCAAGAGCCACTATCCCTACATCCTTTGCTCCTGAAAAAACTGCATCTGTAACTTTAAAAATATGCGGGAGTGTAGTTTCCTCATGATAATCTTTTACAATCTGTAAATCCGGAAGCTCTTCATTGCCTTTATCCTCATACAACCCTTGAATCTCTTCCGCTAAACCCTCATAACTGTTTGTATTTACAGGACGAAGAAACTCTTTCTCTCTTCCTTTCATACTTAGTAGATCCTCTACTACGTCTAAGGTTTTATTATGAATGGCTTGTTTAGTATTAAGATCGTACTTAGTAAGAGTTGGATTTTCGGCTTTCCAATCTGTAAATAATTTAGGAGATATATTTAGTGCTGCAACCTTAGTTGTTCCTTTTTTAGATACAAAATCTTTAAATCCTTGTATATCTTGTTTACTACCTAGTTTAACTGCATTTCTAGGATTAAATATAGCAATTACTTCGCTCCAAGTTTTGTTGTCTCTTATTCTACCAAAATCAACAGCATCATATCCTTCATCTATGCCTTTTTTAACTCCTTCGTCTATTCCAGGATGTGCTCCATCTCCTACCTTCTGTCCTCCATTAAACTGTAATATATTAGAAGCTTTTAGCCCCCACGTACCAACTTTGGGTCGTTTAGACATAAACTCTTCAGTAAGTTTTTCTTTAACAAAAAATACTACATCATCAGCCTCCTTATAGTGAGTTCCTTTTTTCTTTAGTTCATTGGGAAAATACCCTTCAGGAAATGTCTTAAACTCTTCTATACTTGATTCAGAATGATGGTGCGCTATTTCTGTAACACCTATACTATCTAAGTACTCAGAATATTGTTGTTCTGTTCCTACATTAGCTAGTTCAGGATTAGACTCAAATACTTCAGAGACACCTTCAGTAACCTCAGTTGTAGGTTGAGTAAGGTTAAAAAGATCATATAAGAATCCATATCCAAACTCTTCCATTCCCTCAGCACTTTCAATAGGTTCAACATCCTGAATCCTTTTGTTTTCTTCAGGATTAATAAGCTCTATTTTGTATGCTCCTTTAGGAATTTTTAAATCTCCTAGAACTTTTACTTCTCCCGCCTCTTCAATGATTTCATTATCTATTTTACTTTTATCTACCTGTATTAAATAATAGCCACTTCCATATTCTAACTCATCTGCAGCTTGCTCATTATATTCATCTCGAAGTTCTTGAAGGCGTCTTTTAAATTGACCTTCTCCATACTCTTTGCTAGTGTTCATACGATCTCCCATAGAGACTCCGTAAGAAGGTAAATTTGCTTTTTCGTACAAACGATCTTTTCTACCTTTTATAATTAAATTACCCTCTGCATCAATAGTTGGGGATATAATTGTTCCTCTATAATAAGAGTTAGAATCTTGAGTTATTCTAGGTAAATTTTCGTAAAATTCTTGCTCAGTAACATCAGTTGTAGGGTCAACAGTATATGTTATATTAAAGAACTCTTCTGCAGACTCAAGTATACCATCCCACATTTCCTGAGCTTCTTCTTTTGTAAGATTTCTTTCTAAAGACAAGCTCTCCATGTCCATATCTAGATCTCTTTCTAAGAAGTCTGTAAACTCTTTTGCAAGAAGAGGGTCATCTTTAAACTTAGCAAGAAAGTCATTAAGCTCTTTCTCATCTTTAAGTTTTCTTTCAAATCCTCTTTTAAATATTGCTTCAAAGTCTTTGAGTTTGTTTGCCACCCTTCGCTGGTTAGCTTCAAACCACTCTTCCTCTGTATTGTAAAACTTATCTGGTCTTAGAATTACACCACCTGTTTTCTCATCTGTATAAGCCCTGTAATTTTTAAATAGTGCAGTTAATTTATCAATATCAAAATCAGAACCTGCTTTAGTTACAAGACCTGCCGGTACATTAATCCTTGGTCCTGCAGATTGTGGTAAGAACTCTACTATCTCTATTACTTCTACAGAGTGTATACCGTCTGTAGGAATACGTATACCAATCATTTTTAAAAGTTCTTCTGAACTTTGTACAGTTATACCTTCACCTAATATTGTTCCATTTACAATTTTTACATTTTTACCTAATAACTCTTTAAACCGGTGAGGCATTCTTACTTGCATTGCCCATCTACCATCAGAGTTTTCGTAAAACTGCAACTCGTTACTAGCAATTGTATCACCTATTTTTCTTACTTCATAAAATAAATCAGGTGTGTTTACAAGCATCTCCCCAGCTACTTTAGGCTTGATGATTTGTGAACCTATACCACTAAGGAACATAGATTCCATTCTATGTCTATCTACAAAGAAATCGAATTTAAATGCTCCTCCTTTTTCTTTTAGATAAGATACTCCAGACATGATAGATTTACCAAGATCTTTTTCTATTCCCTGGTTTTCTAGTTTATCAAGTATAAGCTCATAAGATTCTTCAGATAAACCATATCCTTCTACACCGTTTTTATCAGTAGTTTTTTCTATAGATAGTTCTTCTAACATATCTGTAAAAGCATTCTTAGTAGCTGCAGACATAAGACTTTGATACTCGGAGTCTTTTTCTAGAGCTTCCTCGCTAACAGCAACCCCATCTTCATATAAGTCAGAAGATATATGAACTGCTTGCTGTGTAGGTCGTGTAGCTTTATTCTTAAATGATGGTGATATTTCTAATTGAGACCCCATAAACCTAAGATCAAAAGTCATTCTTGATCCTTTTACAGGATCTTCAAATTCCATTTCTTCGTAAGCCCCATTTTCAATACCATAAGATACTTGAGATGTTTCTATAGCTCCTCCTATCTTCATTCCTGTTGGTATAACAAACCCACCAACTCCATTCTCTTCCATATAGTCAAGAGCCTTTTTTATGTTAGGATACTCAACCCCATTAAAGCTCTCCATATCTCTAGATATAGGAATAATAGCCATTTTAAGGAATCCCATTGCCGGACCAAGGTCTGTTAAAAAAGGACCCATATACTGAAACTTATCTGGTGGGAATGTAGCTCCTTCTACTTCCTCGTATGAAGAAGATATATTCCCCATAGATTTAGAGAATTGGCTCTCTCTATTATTATCCCACTGATCAGAAGTTATTTTTAATAGTCTGTACGTAGGAAGGTCCACATACAAAGCTCCGTCAGCTTTTTCTATAGGTTTCTTCCACTGTTCAAGTACATCTGGAGTTACTTGACCACTGTACATCTCTATAATTTCCTCAGACATTCTAGCCATAGGTTCTTTTATAGCTATCAGATCAATCTTTCCATCTGCTCTATGAAGGCCTGGAGTATCATCTATCCACTTTAAAATCTCCGGGCTAAGATCCATAAGAGTTTTTGTACCTACAGCACCTTTAATTCTTTTAAACATATCAGAATAAAAAGCAGGATCACCTAAGAACATTTTAAATGTCTCAGTCTTACCTATAAACTGCTTTACTACAATCTCTTCTAAAACAGCATTAATGTTTTTATCAGAGAAGTCTGGATCCTCATTAGCATCTTCTTGAAACAACTCACTACTTAAAGCATACGGTACTCGAGTACCAGATTCATTTGTTTCTTGTAAAAGGCCCCTTTCAACTAAAAATGAATCTAATTTTGCGATATCAACATTCAGTCTTGCAGTTATATCTTTTACAAAAGCATCTGCATTCTCAATCATAAATGCCTCTAAGTAATCGCTTTCTCCAGGTATTTCTGAAGTAGATTTTTTACTTGAAAACATAATCTCTTTACGAATCTGTTTTAATAGTCTTGGAGTACTTAATAAATCTTGAACTATTCCTCTAGAATCTGTAAGGATACTGTCAAAGAATCTTAACTTCTTAATGTTGTCTTTGTACTTTGAAATGTTCTTACCTGCCTCAATTCCAATTGCAGTTGCAGCAATTTCATCTTTGAGGTAGTTTAAGAAAATACCCATTCCCTGTCTTATTCTGGTAGGCATTTCTATAGGTAACCGGATTCCAAACTCTGTTACTTGGTCTGCTGCTCTTGGAAGGATAGATATACCATCTAAGATTGCATTTAAATGCATTGTAACCACATCGTTTGAGGCCAATCTAGATATTTTTTGACCCATTTCACCCAATAAGTCGGCTCTTAGCCCACCCATATTTATAATATCTATCTTACTTCCTCCTCTCCAAGCTTCGACCGCTAAAGAATTAGCAGCAAAAGGATTTGAAACAGGATTAAAGTATTCTACAAGATCAATGTATTCAAAGTTTGTAAGAGCAGATATGTAATGATTTCTTATAATAGAGTATTCCATATTACCCTCACTATTCAAGTACTGGAACTCTACATCATTATTTCCTGTCGTTAACTCTATATCTGCAAGTGCTCTTGCTCTAGTAACAGCTCCAGACTTATCTCTTGAAAATATTGTAGCAAAAGATTCTTTTCTAGATATGATATCATCAATAATCCATTCTTGGTCTTTTTTAAATCCTAAGAAAGCTTGAGTTATCTCTTCTTCTTTTTCGTCTAGCATCTCAACAATCTCGTCTTCAAACGCATTTGGAAAACGTTTTTCTAAAGCTGCTCTCTCTACATCTTCATTAAAAGTAAATATTTCTTCTACTGCTTTTGGATCTGTAAACTCTATCCCTAAAGGTTTGTATAGAGCTATTATAGTAGCTACATCATTAGATTTTTTTGCTCTGTTAAAAAGCCCTGTCATAGTAGTTTCTATGAGTGTTCCTTTTGGAGATACAAAATTGAATTTTGCTTTTTTATTTATTAGAATTTTACCGTCTTTGTCTAAAGTTACATGGTTAGACTTTTTATTTGTCTGAGCCCCAAAGTTTTTAAGTCTAGAAGTCCAGTTATAAGAAATCTTTTTTAGAGCCCCTTCTTTTGCGGGATCCATTGTATATATACGACCATTAGGTTCTACTGAAGAAATAGACACATCTAACTTTACTTGTGCCATGTGCACAGCAAAAGCAATTCTAGGTGCTATCTGAGAGTAAGTTTTACCTTCAGGATCTATATCTAGTCTTTTTACAAGATCCGCTGCCCAAGGAAACTTCTCTTTATTCTGCTTAAGCTTTTTAATTTGATTTGCAAAACTTGTACTGCCTGCAAGAAGGTTCTGTGCAGACTTTAAAGTGGTAGACATATTATATGCCCCTGTAAGACCTGTACTATTAACAGTATTAGGATCTTCAAACATGCTAAAAATCAGTTTGATCAATCCTGAAGCGCTTTTAGATGGAGATATAGTTAAAGCATCTAACTCATCCACCCAGTCTTTTGAGGTAAGAGTCTCTTCATCTACTTCTACACCCTCTTCTTTTACTAATCCAATATCAGTTAAGTACCCATAATGAGCACGTATAGCTTGTTTTACAGTTTCTTTTTTCTCATTAGAAGATCTACCGATTCTATCTAAAGTTTCAGTTACTGCAGGCTTTCTTTCACTAAATCTGTCAAGCTCGTTTTCTAACGTTATTAGCTTTTCCCGCAAGTTTGAAATGCCTTTTAAGTACAAAGCATTTAAACTCTTTTTGCCTACTGGAGTATTAAAAATATCTCCTGTATACAATTCACCAAGCTCTACTTTATAAGTTTTTCCACCATATCTAAAAGGCTTATCTATAAGTCCACCTAACTCTACTGATATACTAGATATCATATCATTAGTATAAACATCATTCCAACCTTCTATGCTTTGAAGCATGTTATATACCCCGGCGTCTGATCTTCCTTGATGTCTTTTTGCTTTAGCAAACTTACCTTTGTCTATAGATTCAAACAGACCTTCTATAGATGTTATAGAGGAATCAAATTCAAAGTTTTCATTTAATCTAAACAGTCTTCTAAGTACAGACTTAATAGCATCGAAGAATTTCTGAATTATATTACGTGTATCTGTAACTGTTCCTTCTCCAAACTTGTAGTCTTTACCCATAAGAATATACTTACGGAACTCTTCAGCCGCCCATTCTTCTGCCTCCTTGTTTGTAAGGTCAGACATTTTCTTTGTCTTCCCTTTATAAGTTACAGTCTCTCCAGGTATTTCTCGTATCTTCTTATAGAGTGTTTTAGAATCTTTAGGGGACAACACATATAGAGATACATTATGAAAAGCTTCGTGGAATATAGCTCCAGAAGGTGCTAGTTCACTTAATACAACTTTACCAAAAGACACTAATTGAGCCACTGCTCTACCATCTAATGAATCAAGCACTGCCTCAGAAGTTGCTATTTCTAAAGAGGTCATTTTAAGAGCTCTTTGTATTTCTGTCTGAGTGTCTTTAGAGTAACTTGAAAGAAGTTCTTCTAATGCTTTAGTTTGAGATTCAAGCATAAAAGGTGCTTCATCTTCTTCAGCTTCATCTATTGTTTTATCCATCCATGATACAAGGGTGTCAGAATCAAAATCAAAGCTAGAACTAGTTTTAAAGCTTCCATCTGATGGGTTATAATACCCCAAAGAATCTCCTCCCCCAACAGTTACTTTATAAATTCCATCTTGATCTTCTGCCCAAATATCTTCTGCTTTAAATGTGTCAGTGTATCCCAACCCCTTATGAGTTGTCTCTAGAGTACCTGTACCAGAAAGACCTTCAAAAAGTCCTTCTACCTCCGAACTAGGATCAATTTCTGCTTCTTTTTTAGCTGCTTCTTCAGCTTCTTTCTTAGCTTTTTTCTTAGCTGCTTTCTTAGCTTTAATACTTTCTAAGTCATCCTGTTTTATATAAGGTGCGTCTGCTAGCCCTGGAGGCAAATCCTCTGGGTCTCCTGTTGGATCTACTTCTGGATCCCCTGTTGGAACAACATCATCTTCAACCTCTGGGTCAAGCCCTAATGCGTTTTCTAAAGCTTCTAACTCAGAAGAACTTCCTGCAGTAGGATCTCCTCCTACATCGTCGCTAAAATCATCAGGATCAAACTCATCTTCACCCTCTATATTTGAAAAAACAGCTTTTCCGCCAGGAGCAGCTTGATCTTCTATATCAAATTTTGCAGTGGACATAAGAGTTTTGCCATACACAAGATACCCTCCCCCTGCTCTAGGGTTTGTAAAAGAAACTTCTTTTAAAGGTCTAGCTTCTGTGTATAAAGGAGCCTCTCCGGATGTGTTTTTACTAAGTAAGAAGTGATTGTAATTAGCATGCTCTGTAGATTTAGATTGAGAAACCGTTAAATCCTTATTAAGTACTACGTTTATGTATTTTGATTTGGCGTTATTTACATACTTCTCTCCTTTAGCACTATATGGTTTGTTAGTTCTCTTGTTTTTCCCACTAAACTCTACTCTTTTAACACTATTTTCTAAAAGGGTTCCTCGAACATTATGTCTTTTAGTTTTAAGAAACTCTAAAAGCTCTTCTCCTTTTTCAGTATTGTCCTCTATATCTTCAAGAGTGGCATACTCATCCATTTCTTTGAAGTAAATTACAAGGTCATTATCTTTTAGCCTGTAAGCTAATCGAAATTTAGAATCTTCGGCATTTAAAATATGCACCATAGATCTAATCTGAGCCCTTAGCGTTATACTCTCTCCACCGTATTCAAGAGAGAATCTTTCTGCTTGTTTTAAAGCCTCTATATTAGACTTACCACTTTCTTTAGCTGCAGCAAATTCTTTTAGTAATACCCTAAAAAGTCTTTGTACTTGAATAGCCCTTTCTTCTCCTAGCTCTGATCTCCTCATAAATATAGGCATGTGCCTAACGTGGTCATAAGCAACTATTTGACCAGGACGTACCATAACAGAGTTTGCATTCTTAACAAACTTAATAGTATCATATTTATACTCTCCTTCTGCTTCTGGGTCTTCATTCTTAATTACTTTTCCTATTGCTATTTTTACATTTTCAAGATTAGTACTCATTATAGTGTCAGAGGCATAGTTTACTTCACCTCTATCAAGGAGTATAGTACCAGGAGATTTACCAGTTATTGGAGCTATCATAAGTGAATTTGTACTATTTACTTTTTTCCTTATGTTATCATTATAATCTCTTTGTATGTCCTCTATTTCACTTTTAGAAAGGTTATCTTTCTTGTTTGTGAACTTGCTCTCCCCTCTTTTATTTTTTACAGTTGGATCTTCAATAGAAGTAAAGACTACTCCTTTTGTCTCCCCGTCTCTTACAAACTGTATTGATGTTCTACCAGTTGTTTTATTTATAACTTTTCTTACAAGAGCTACTTTTATATCCTTGTACTTAGCATCCTTATTATTCTGGTGATACCATGTACCCTCTAAGTCTTTGGCAACATCTTCAGGTACAACTGTGTCTTCAGATATAAATGCTAGAAAATATTTCGAACTTATATTATTGTCTTTTTTATCTGTAGTTCTTCCTAGTATATTCTTATTGTCTTTTTGTATATACTGAAACCAATTGAGTTGGCTAGTAGCGGTCTTAAGCTCATTAAGTTGCTTTTTATTAAGCTCTTTACCTTTTTTCTTTTTCTTTTCTTGTAACTCTGTTAATCTTTGATAGATCTCTAAACTTTTTTCATAGACAGTTTGGTCTATTTTAAATCCTATATGAGCTCCTGATGTTTTATGTAAGCCAGGCATAGAAATATCTGGCTTATATAAGTCATCCTCTTTCTCCATAGAAGTAAAATCATTTTCTAAAGAGTCATAATCTATCTCTTCTCTTTTCTTCCATTCTTTAGCAAGAGGAACCCTACGTAAAAGATCCCTAAACACCTGTATCTGCCTTAATCCAGAGTAGGTTTTTTGGACATCTTTTATATTCTTTTTGAGCTCTTTTATATCTTTATTTACTTCTTTGAGTTCTGCAACCTGTTTGTCTATTGCCATTTGAATAGCTTCAACAGGTACTTTATTTACTTGAGAGGATTTATCTTTCCATTTACCCTCTACATCAAATACTTCTACACCAGGATTGGCCTCTACAATACTCTCTGCAATATTTATTACCCTTTTAAGAGCGCCTATATGAGCTTTAAGGTCTTTCTTATAAGCTTCAAGATCCTCTATAGACTTTTCATGGTCTTTAATAAGATTTGCAGCTACTGACTGCACACCAAAGTCCGTTGCTGTAAACCCTTCTTTTTCTGCTCTTCTCAAAAGAACTTCATGGATTTCTTCAAACTCATGAGGCATCATATCTGGATCAAGCTCATTTTTCATGAACATGTCTAGAATCTGAATATTCTCATGTATTGTCCTGTGCTGTTCAGGATAAGTCACCTTTACAAATGTGGTGTACTCTTTCTCTGCCGTATCTACAAGCTCTTTTGCTGTTGCTATTTCTTTAATTAGCTGATCTCTTGTAATGAACTTGTTGTTGTATTTAAACTTTTTTTGGTGAGGTTTTTTCTTAAGCTTTTCTACATAAGATTTCATACCTGTTAAAATCTCAATAGCTTCTTGAAGGCTTTCTTGTTTTGTAGTAAGCTCATCATTTAGCTCTTGCATTCTCTCTAGAAGCTCATGCTTATAATAGTCAATTACCTTTTTAAATTTCTTTACTCTCTTTTCAGATTTAGTTTGTTCTTTCTCAAACTTCTCTGTTTCTTGCTTTATCTTCTTTTTAAGATCATTTGCAGAAGCTTCCATCTGCTTATTGTACTTTTCTCTTAAAGAAGGGTCTATAAGCATTTGATACTTTTGAGCGAAGTCAATTCTATCCGCCCTAAGTGCACGGATATCTTTCATCATTTTATGAACTTCTTTTTTGTGTTTAGCAGATTGTTCTGGAAATTCTTTTTCCCAAGCAGCTACTTGCTCATCATTAGTTACGCTGCCTGCTTCCTGTAAAAGATTGTATACCGGTTTAGACTGGTCTTCTATTTTTTCAAGCTCTGTTATGTAGTTTTTAAGGTCTTTTAGTTGCTCGTTTTCTACTTGTGTACGACTTCCTCCTTTGGCCTCTAAGTCTTCAATTCTTCTTCTAGACTCAACTATGTGTTCAAATACAGTGCTACCTACATTCATAGCACCTATCTGAAGTACTCTTTTAGTACCGTCAGTGTTTTGGTATTCAATACTGCTTATTTCATTACTTATAGATACCACTTTACCTCCAGTAATTTCTGCAAGTTTTGATATCATAGCCTCTTCTCTACGAACATTCTCGTCCATCTTAGAAGCATAGTGTATAAGCTCTCTACGAACAGCCGCCATAGAACCTGGTTTACCAAGCCCTATAACCTTATCCATATCATTTAATCTTAACCCTGAATCTACAAGCTCTTGGCTTTCTTTTATTGTTTTAAGCTTTTGTTTAATAGTGGTAGCTAAGTATGCTCTCCTTTCAGCAAGAGCTTCTTTTGTCATATCATCTTCATAGCTATACATCTCTTTCAAAGCTTCATCAGATATCTCTGATAAGTCCGTCTCGATCTTAGTTTCTAAAGATTCAAAATCATTACTATCTATAGCTAGCATTACAGACTCCCAGAACTTGTCGTACTCAAAATCTTTAGCTTTTTTTACATCTCCGTTTTCAATTGCTGTATCAAGACCTTCTTTAGTTTTAGCTACCTGCATCATCATCCATGCAGTTTGCTCCATTTTAGCTCCAAGAGAAGGATTTGCCTTTTTTATTCTTGCGTATTCATCTGCAAACTTTTTATTTACAGCTTCAAACTCTTGAATACCTTCCATCTTAGTAGATTGAGATGCAAGATCTCCTGTCCACGCTATACCTTTGTACCATCCTGCTTTACCTCCTTGACCAGGCATACCAAGTGCAGCTGCTAAAGCACCTATAAGAATTTCTGTTTGACCCTCTTTAGAACCATAAGACTCATCAAAACCTCTAGCAAAAGCATCATGCCACTCCCCTATAAGTTGTAAAGTACCATTATCTCCCATACGACTTCTAAGAGCGTAGTCTTCTGATGCTCGAGCCATTACTCCCTGACCACCTTCTTCTACAAAACCTTCATAAAGAGATCTTTTTAGCCAAGATCCAAGTCCTCTAGTAATTGTAATACCTTTATCTCCAAGTCCTGCTTTACCTAAAGCTTTATGAAGTACATCTCTTTTAGGTACTCCAGAAAATCCAAGGGCATCCTTAGCTTTTGTATATAAGCTACTTTTTGCTGCAGATTTATTCATACGACTCATTACTCCAGCTCCGTAAAGCCCCGGTAAGGTTATCATATTACCCACTCCTACAAGAAGCAAGTTACCTGCAAATTGGAAGTTTGATATAGAAGCGGCAGTTTCAAATATCTCTGCTCTTTCTTGAGGAGTTAAAAGATTTCCTTTTTCCTCTATAGTTAAAGCTCTTCCAGCCTCTTGCTCCCCTAAAGCTATTCTATCTCCAAAGTTTTCTGTTAATAGAGTATTTAAAGCTACATCGTATCCGTGTTTAGCTTCAATAGATGCCTCGTACCCCGCACCAGTCATCATCTGTCTCCCTATTTTTAAAGCATCAAGAGTCTTTCTACTTTGAGCAACTTTTTTTCCTGCCTCTATTACTTTTCTAGGTACAGTTGCCCTCCCTATATTTTTAAATATCTTAGTTGCTTGACGTGTTAAACGCATTGCATTACCTGCTGCTGCGGCGCCTCCTACTGCTACAGTACCTGCTCCTGGTACAACACTACCTATAAGACCACCAAGACCTACTGCTGCAAGCTCAGTTAAAACCGCACCTGTAATAAAAGTAAGCCCATTTGCAAACTTATCTGCCCAGAAATTACCATAGGCCATTTGACCAAACAGGCTTGCTTCTTTTTCTTGTTGTGTGTAATAGAAAGGAAGGTTTTCAGATAATTCCTCATTAATATAATCTAATCCATCAAAGAGTTCATTATCCCAAATGTTTCTTACTATTTCTGCTGCAGAATCGTCTTTATCTGTAAAAGGAGCTTCAGCTGCTTTGTACATAGTTTTTAATATCCCATAACCTACACCGCCTAGACCTCCTACTACATTTGTACCTACACCCCCGATAAATCTTGGTACAAAGTTTCCGAACTTATCCCATCCGGTTTGATTTCTACCCCTTAACTCTTCAAGGTTATTAAGTTGATACGCTCGGCTAGCATTTTTATCATATTGAGACGATCCAAATTCTTCAGGTACATTTATTATTGGGGTTTCTACAGGAGAAGTTGCATCTGCTTGAGACTGTATATTTAAAATATCTAAAGGATTTTGTTCTAAAACAAGCTCATCTTCTGAATATAAATTAGATATTACAGGGTCTGTTCCATTCTCTTCTTCAGGGTCTGTATAAGGTAATGCAGAGTCATTAAATGTCTCATCTGCATATAAATTATTCAAGATATTATCGGAATTGCTATCTGACATACTATTTGCAATTAAAGATTTTAATTAAATATTGTACTTCTTACTGGCTTTTGTTCATCAAACAATACCCCTAAAATAGTACCTCTATTAGCATTTACCATATTATAAGTTGCTGATTTAGATAAGAAATCTACCCAAAACATTCCTTCAAGTCTTCTAGTGTTTCCTGCACCATCAGAAATTGAAATTACTTTTCCATCCTCGTCTGTAAGAGCTGGTACAATTTGATACTCACATGCATCACATGCTCGCATCATTTTATTTCTAACCCAATAACTCTTAGGAGCCTTTGCAGGATCTATTCCTACTAAAATATTTAAAAACTCAGCTGCATCTGGACCAGTTAATTCTGTACCTCCACTTGCTTGAAGATCTTTACTTAGAAGTTGTTTGTAAATACTTTGTACAACAGCAAACCCTTTAGTTTGCTGCACATAAGGCGCAGCGTATAAAGTGTGATTTCCTTCTTTTGGTATTGGTAAATCTATTCTAAATGCTCCTGCGTCTTTACCAGCTTTATTAAAAGTATAGTTAGGTATAAAATCGTTTGTCCCATCATTGTATTTTCCAGAGGTAAGCATAGCCATTATTTCTGTCTTTATATCACCTTCTCCATGAAACGGCGTCGTCCTCTCCTCATCTATAGCATGAGCCAATGCATCTACTTCGTTAGGTTTTCCTAAATCATATCTTTTACCCTTGTAAGTTACAGGGCCTGCAAAAACCTCTTTTCCTACTTTATTAAGCATCAATTCTTCTTGAGCAGTATTAAATGCATATGTAAGGTCTCCAGGAGAACTTCGTAAAGCTTGCCAGTAAGCTTCTGCATACTCTCTATCGGTCATACCTGCAAAAGCAGGTGCTGTCCTTGTAGGCTGTGTCAGCATCCAACTAGTTATAAGACTTTTATTTCTACTTATTTCACCTTTAGATAGATTACCAATGCCTCCTGCATCTTTAAGAAGTTTATCTATTCTTATTTTATCAGCATCTGTAATATTTTTTGTTTCTGTCCATGCTCCAACTTTTCCAGCGGTTGGGTGTTCAATTTTATATATATTAGTTGATGCTCCTTTTGTATCAAACATGTCATCTAAGAACTCAAACTTATCTCCTACAGCTAATTGTATATCAGATGGTACAAATCCCCAATCTCTTTCTAAAGGTGGAGCTGAAGGTGGAGGTGGTGGATCTTTTTTAGCGTCAATAACTCTTTTTGTGTTAGAAATATAATTAAGCTTTTCTCCTATCTGAGGTGCTGCTGATTGTGCAAGTAATCTTTCAATCTCAGCTTCAGCCATATCAGTTGTATATAACTCATTAGTTCCTGGAAAAAGAGTACGCTCTGTAAGAAGATCCATATGCTGCATACCCTCTGGAGTGTTTAAGTATACATCTTTAATTGCCCCTGCAACTAATGCAACTTTTTCATCTGATACAGCATCTCCTTCCATTAAATACATTTTAATATCAGCTAAAGTTGCACCGCTTAATCCTGGTAATTGCCTTACTTTTTGTAGTAATACAGGATTAGATTCAATATTAGCCATAAGAGCTTGCATCTTTGCACCGTAATCCATTATAGGTACCACATTAGGTACTATAGTTCCTTGATGCTCATAGGACCATGTATCAAAAAGGTGTTCTGTTTCAGGTACTATACGACCATCAGGAAGTGTTTTTGTAATTATTTCATTTGTAATAGGATCTCTAGCAATCTTTTCATTATAATCTATTACTGGTTTTTGATTTGCACGAGAAGTAGCTTTATCAGCCTTCATTTTTTTATAAATAGCAGCATTTTCTAGAGCACCCGCAAGATTAGTATCTCCTGCTATTCTGTTACTCATTTGAAATATAGTATCATCTAATGATTCAAAACTAAGATTCCCTTGGAACATATCCTCTATGTCTTGTTGAGCATTATATTTTAAATACTCATCTCCTGGGCCTACTCTTATACTATCTAAAAGATTTTTTTGATCATAGTATTTCTGCTGATTAGCATCGTACCTATCTCTTCTAAGAGTGGCCGCATTCTTTAAAGGGGTAAGATCAAAATCCATACCCTCATAAGGTTTAAAAAAATCGTATTGCTCTGCCATAAGTTCTATTTATCCAAGTCCGTGCTTTTCATTATAATCTGCTTCAGCTTTATTTACCGCTTTCTTTAAATCCTCATCTGAGATAGTAGGATTTGCAGCTTTTATTTGCTGTCTAGCCAAAACTTCACTAAATCCAGCGCCTCTTTCATTAGTTCCGGCACCCTCTCCAATAGCTCCTATTTCTCGCATACCTAGATCTGTCTGAACTATATTTCTTGTTTCTGTAACTAGAGGGTCTATTATAGCTTGTGTACGCTGTCTTTTAAATTCATCTTGTGCTCTATCCTCTTCTTCAAGTCTTACGTTATACCTTTCCCAAGCAGCTGCATTTGTTTTATTTGCCTCAAGTTCATTTTTAGCGTTTTCAGTATTCTCATTAATAGATGCAGCCAAATTAATTTTATTTGCCTCTGCTTGTACTTTATTATCTGCAGCTACTTTATCATTATATGCTAGTTGTGCAGAAGCTTCAAGTCCTGTACCATAACCTTTTTGTTGAGCAGCTTCAAACCTTTTTATATAGTTTCTTTGGTTTTCTTCTAAGTATGCTCTAGGATTAAAACGATCATTGCTAATTGTATCTGCTTCTACTACTACAGGTTTTCTAATTTCAACATCATCTCTTTTTGTCGTAGCCGCAGTGATAGCTCCTGCTATACCTGCTGCTGCTTGTATATATGGTAAATGTCCACCTGAATTTGTCCAACGTTTAAACCCAGATAACTCTCCTGTTCCTCTTTTATATTTAGGAAGAGACCCTCCGTATTTTCCCACAAGTACAGGAGGAGGTGCCATCATATCTTTTGCCTGTTGAGCACTTCCAGCACGTCCTGCTAGTTTTTCTTGAAGCATTTTAAGTTGATCTATCTCTTGTGGAGTAGCACCGTTTTTTACAGCTGTTGCATATAGTTGAGCCATTGATCTTCCTTTATAAGTAAGATGATCAGACCATACATAATCTCCTTCATTTAAGACTTCTGGTACACCACCTTTTTCATGTGTAGCTCCTACAACAAGTTCATCTGGTCCACCGTCTCGCATAATGATTTCATCTTTTTCAAGTTCTGCATTGGCTTTGTTTCGAGAAACGCCTCCTGTTGCCATCATTCCTCCATATCTATATCTAGGTAAATACCCACCTTTTCTGTATAAGTCTTTCATAGTTCCTCCATATTTTGCCATACTCATATCGTATGCAGCCTTTTCTTGAAACCCTCTTGGAGTTGCAATTTCGCCTTCAACACTTCTAAGAGATTGTTGATTATGCCCCATAAAGTTTTTATCTGATGTTCCACCTTGTGAAGTTGCTCTTTCTCTTGCGAGTTGTTTTTGTTCTTGATTATACTTTTCTGATTTATTCACGTTGTCTACTGCATCAGCGATTATTCCAATAGGGCCCCCAAACAGAGTTAATGTTGCTCTACCCCAGTCTCCTTTTTTTGCATGATCAATCGCTTGGGTATGATGCGCTGTTGTTATAGAACCCTTAGCTGCATCCTCTTTTGTAGCATAATACTTTACTTCTTCACCATCTTTTAATCTACCAGATTTTTGGCCTAGGATATCTTGTTGAATTACGTCTCTTGCCATAAAAGCCGCACCTAGTGCAGGAATAGCCTGAGCTAACCCGACTTCTACAGTCTGATCAACACCTTCTGCTATTTGTTCAGATTGAAGTTGAGGACTGCTAATATTATTAACTTCTGGAGTATAAGTGTAAGGGTTTTCTTCTTGAACAGTCGTATTCCATTGTCCAGAATAATCTTGCCCTCCTATTTGATACTTTGGTAATTCACCTCCCATTTTATATGTAGGAGTACCATATGTATAATCACTACGATACCTTGAATCATCTAACATATCTGCTTGTCTTTTTGCATTAAAAAGGTTGTAATTAAAATTCCCTCTTTTTGCTTTCTGAAAAGCTTCCATTTCAGCTTTACTGTCTGTAAAACTTGAAATTATAGATGTTCCTACAGCTAAAGCTGCATTTCCAGCATTTTTCATCCATTTGTTATTTCCCGTATCACCTGCTTTAATGCCTTGGCCTGCATCTTCTCCCAAATCTGGTGCCCAGGTTGTATAAGGATCTGGTTCAGATCCATACTTATATTTAGGTAGACCATCTTCTCGAGTTCCCCCGTATTTATTTAAACTTACTGGGAATGTTTTTGCAGGATCATATATATAATCTTTACTTCTAAAATCAAAAGATGGTCTTTTTTTTGTACCATCACCAAATATATCATGTAATAGATCTGCTTTAGGATCTGTATAACCTCTTAAAGCTTCTTCTCCTGCATCAATAGAACTATTTAATGGGATGTCTAACCCCATAGCTTCGCCGCTACCTGCTATTTTATCTTCAGCTTTTCTAATTAATCGGTTCCTATTAATTGCTTGCTCTACTTGAATTTGATGTGCAGGACTCCCAGATAATTCTCCCAAGTCTGGATTCCAAGGGTCTATTCTTTCTGACCTAGGAATTTTATCAACTTTAAAAGGTCTAAATACACCTTCACTAACTTGAACGGGTCCTTTAGGATCTAATGCAGCTACTCGTCTTTGATAATCTGCTAAATTAGCTTCATTCTTTGCTACTTCTCTAGCAAGCCTTTCTTCTGAAAATTGTTTTCCTAGTTGCCTTTCAGCATATGTGCTTGCCATTTCATCTGTTAATCCTTCTTTGCCTGCTGCTTTCCATTGAGCCATGTCTCTAGCATCTAATACTTCTTGTAAACTGGCATCTGGCATACTATAAGCGCTAGCTATAGGTTGTTTTTGACCTGTCTCTAAAAAATGTTTTTGAGCATCACTAATTATAGATGGACCGTGTTCACCATAAACATCAGCTACCATTTGATCATGCTTTTTAGTAAAGTCGCTTACTCCTAAGTCTTTTAAGTTTTTACCTTCATTTTCTAAAGCATCTAGAATTTTAGGATCTACAAATTGGCTTAACTCTTGTTTATATGCAGCAGCAGTTTTTGCAGCTTTAGCGGTTCTTATACCTGTAGCTATACCTGCTGCACCTGCAAATATTAATTCTGCTGCAGTCTCTGTATTAAAAGCATCCTCTCTACTACGTCTAAATGCTGGAGACTCCCCTACTCTATTACCTAAAAACCCTAAGTTAGGATTACCAACATAGTTAGCAGACCTTCTATCAGACGCACGATAATCTATTGTTCCAGGGTTTTGTTGTACTTGAGGTTTAATTACTCCAGATTGTATTAACCTTTGTACGTCTGCATTATTTGCTGCTCTTTGCTTCATAACTGCATCTTGAGCTATAATATTTTCTACGTTTATAGGTGGAATATTAGTTGCTGAAGTAGATGCAGGTGCAGTGGTTGTTCTAGGATCAGTACCATTACGATACATTTGTAAGAGTCGTTTCTTTTTTTTCATCGTTTATAAGGTCTAAAGTCTGCAAGCACTGTATACAAATTTACCAAATTGTTTGCTTCATTACTACATGAGAGTCTTATACCCATGTATTTGTCTATGAATTTGCTTTGTTTATACCACTCTTTATTAGAGTCTATATAGTTAACATTCATTGGTTCATGGTAGGCTTCTGTTGTTGCAGTGGAGAACATGCGGTCTGTTATTGCAGTTACAGTTCCTGCGTTAGAACCACCAAAAAGGTTTTGTCCTTGTGTTATGTAGTTTGTACCAGTGAATGGTGTTGTTATGCCTGTATAGTAGTTACTTGCATCAGTAATTTCTTTAGACATATCCCTAAACTGGTTTACTTTCCAGTCTGTACCTATTCTTCTGGTATTTATCAGATACTCTAACGGATGCTCGCCGGAAAGCATATCTGAATTATATGTAATATAAGAAGTAAATCCAGAGTTTAAGTCATTGTTATAAAGTTTATACTGAGAGTTATACTCTTTTGTATCTACAAGAAAACTAAAACTGTTGAATACCTTATCGATATTCGGAACCATATTGGATATTACTTCTATTTCGAATGGGTAAATGGTTCCATAAAAATTACCCATATTATTGTAGTCGTTGTGCCTCCATATACCTCTTTGAATATCTGGATCTGTGCTTTCAGTAAAAGAAAACACATCTATTCCAGAATAAGAATACATATAAGGAACATAGTCGTGAAAACTCTCCCAAGAACCTAGTTTGTTTTGAACCATACTAGAAAAAACAAAAGAGATAGTCCAAGACTTTCTTTCAAATAAATCGTCTCTTGATCCTGTTATTTGTGTGTTATCAAGATCTATAGGTTGCCAAGAAGATAAGTTTTCGCTTGTTGTTGTCCACTTATAATATGTTCCATTAACGTAAACTATGCCTGAAGCACCGTTTTGCGTAGCAGCAACAAGTGATGTATAAGACCCACTCCATTCTCCTATAAAAGCAGCTGTTGGTACAAGATCTCTTTTTGTTATTATAATCCTTGAGAATCTTTCATCGTACACTGCATGAAATCCCATACCTGTAATAAAACTGTCTGTCTTACCGTGAAACCCATAATCTTCTAAAGCATATGGCATATTGTCTTGCAACCAATTTGACATACCATATTTTTCACCTGAAAGTTCTTCTGCTCCTTTACCTAAAAGAAACATCTTCCTATCAATATTATCAATAAAAAAGTATCCTTGAGGTGTAACAATATTTGCAAATTGAGATCTTGTACCTAAATATCCAGAGTCTGTGTGTTGCACTAAATCCGGTTCTTGAGTAAAAATATCTCCCTGACCAATAAAAGCTTCATTGCCTTCAGAAACTTTCATTTTTTGCTTACCCTTTGTTTGATACAAAGCGTCTTCCATGTGGAATAATAAAAGATTACCTACAGCGGTTATCTTCCAAAGTTCCCCATATCTATTATTAAGCTCTCTTAATTCACCAAATGAGTATATTCTATAGTTGTCTGATAAGTAAGAGGATGTTGTTTTAGAAGAACGTATAATTCTTACAGGATGATTTTCTGGTTGCTCAAGTACAAAAGGGAAAGGTAGTACAACTTTGATATTATTTATAGATGAGTAGTCTTCATTGTATCTTATTTTTCCTGTAGTAAGATCTGGGTTATAATGAAGATCTATTCTTGCATCTGCATCTAGTACAGATTTTAAAGCAGCACCTGGAAAATAAGGTTCATCATCATTATTTATATGCCTGTAGTTTATATTTTCTGTGCTTTCAGTAATACAAGCTATAACAGACTTTATATCTTTAGATTGATTTGCATCTGGAGTTGAACTAACTTCTTCTCTGGCAGTCATTCTATAACCATACCTAGTTATATAAGTATCGCCCCCATATACATCATCAGTACAAAATAGATCTGATCCACTATATACAGGAGAATCATTCTCATCTAGAATAAATCTATTTAAGTCATCTCCTACTACTTCATATCCTGTCCATACAAGATTTTGTGAGTCTACAGCATTATATACATCAGATTTAAATGCTTTAAGGTTTGTTAAGTATAATTGAAGTCCGTCATAAGCTTCAGGATTTCCAGGAATTTGATTTCCCTGATCATCCATTTCCCAAGAATTTGTAGTATAAGATACAAATTCAGTGTTTGCACCTTCACTTCTTTGATCTCTCCAAGAGCTGCTTGGATTAGAGACTAACTGAGGTAACCATCTTTTTGGCTTTATAGCAATATGAGTTTGTCCCCCTTGATTGTATATATCGTATTTAAATCCTTGATGTGTTCCTTCATAAATAGTATCTCCTAAAACATAAGCTTTTGACTTATCGTCGAGAATGTAATTTAATCTTTGATCTATTCCTTGTATTCTAAACTGATCTCCTGATATATGAAAAGAAGTTATAACCTCTGGTTTTCTACAAGTATAAAAAGGTTCTTGATTCTGGGTACTAGTGTCGGTGTATTTACCATCTTTATTATATCTTACAGATCCTTTAAAATTTGCCATACACAAAATATATTGAAGTTTTATATGTGTAGCAGCTGCTAATGAGGGGTGTCTATTTAATAAATAAAAATCATGAAAAGAATAAACTTCGTGGGCCCAAGGAGCCCTTATGTTTACAGGAGCAGGTTGTCCGTTTTGTAACCAATAATTGAATTTTCCTTGGCCCAATCCTCCAGTATCACATTTAGATGGATCCATTTGGTGCCTATATTCCATAGGGTGTACAGGGGCTTGACCTAGTACAGTTCTTTGCTCGTGAGTTCTATCTGCATAATAAATTCTAAATCCCTGCACTTTATCTGCAATGGACTTAGGTATTTTTATATCACAAAATTTAATTCCTAAAGGTTGAACATGGTGTGTTAAAGGAATATTTTCATTTTCATCTGGTATAGGTGTATCTGGTTCTACCCAAGCTGCCCATCCCGGCCTTGTGCCGTTACCTAAATCTCCTGATACATCAGTTAAAAGAACGTCTTCTCCACTATGTCCGGCCACAGTACCCCAAGACTTACCCCAACAGTGAGGTCTACTATTCGGTTCAAAAAGATTCGGAACCCAGTCGTATTGTAATCTTAATCTCATTCCCTCTGGAGGATTTGTATCATATACAAATGTTAAATCTGACCATTCAGTTATTTCTGTTTCCCACACATCATTTAAGGGTTGGTTTGGATTTGTATTAGTGGGCCAATTAAAAAAATACGCGGCTGATGGTGGCCAACAAGAATTTTGAGTATTACTTTGACCGTTTGGAGCTTCAGAAGTAACATCATTAGGAGTGCCTCCTAAACCTACAGGAGAGTGTGGATTTCCACCATAATGAGTAGAATTAGGAAATGGACCATTAGCAGGTCCGTTATTAAAAAAGAAACCTCTGTACCAGTAACCAGGATCATCTTGAGGAGAACTATCACGATCAGTATCATGACCTGATCCTGTTCCTCCCATAGGGGTGCCATAATTATTATTTTGCCACCATTGTGCTTCATTAGGATTTTCTGTAGGATAACGTCCTCTTAGCACTTCATCATTATTATCAAACTCACCATACCAAAACCAATGTACAGTGGCTTTTTTATCGTTTTCTGCACTTTCAAATACTTGAGCATCTGTACTTTTTACAGTGGTAAACTCTGAATTTCTATTAGATGGGAATCTATGGTGCCTTACATTTTGTGATCTTAAGTCTTCATAAGTAGACCCTGTTTCAGCATCTACAGAAAGAAAATTATCATTATTAGGATAAAACTCATGCAGATTATGCCAGTAGTTCATATGGCGAGAATGCAAATGAGAAAAATCATAGAAATGGAATGCATACCCTTGAGGTTGCTGACCCCCTGTTAAACTTATTAATTGCCAATCACCTATATGTCCATTTCCATTATCATAAAGAGATAATCCTTCATTTACTAATGCAGGATTCCAATCCCCCATAAGTTCGTTAACATCATCAGGATTTACATCTGTTAAAGGTTGTCTTCCAGGGATATGATAGGCATAAGACATCCTTCCTGATTTAAGAATGAATGCTATGTAAAATGCATATACTTCTTCTCTAGTATATCCTTTATATTTATAAATATTTTTTGGATATCTATATCCGTGTTGTATAGCATCAGAATCCTGGGAGTGAATAGTGTCAGATTTTTTTAAATCAAAAAAACTTTGTGTAATGACCATAGGATCAAAAGGATCAAAAACATCTTCACCTTTTAATACTACTGCTTCAGATTTTATATAATTAGCATATTTTTGATATCCTATGTCTGTATCAGAAGTAAGGTTTCCTAAATAAAGAACACTATCTAACTGCTCCATTGTTTTAGCAGTTAAATACTCTGGCATATCTATAGTAACAGCATCTACAGAAGATGTGGCTTGAGACTCTTCTCCACTATATGTTACAAGAAATCTATCTCTGTTATCTATCTCTATATCATGAAGTCTAACAGCAGTTATAACCCCTTCTATTTTTTGAAGTATCTGAACTGATAAATATTTCATATCAGTATTTATGTTTGATACTTCCCAAGTAAGAGATTTACCAGTTAATATTCCTGGTTCAGCTCCATCATAACTTTCTATAGGGGCTATTCCTTCTGGATCATCTACAATTGAAACCGGATTAGCTACAGTTAAATAGTTTGTTGTAACTATATCTGTATCCGTATAAGCAAGAGTTATATAATATACACCTGTAAGACATCCCCCACCGCTAAATACATTTATTAACTCTACATGAGGAACTGGTCCAGAATGGGGGAATAAATTTAATTTGTTTATAAAAGCTACATCGGGGGAATTCATAGCATTTATTCCGTATATGGTATTAGGAGAAACAACTCTTTGTCTAGTTATATTAAGAACTCTAGGGGGGTTAAGATCATCTGTCCAATATACCATAAGATCTCCATCCCCCTGTTCTTTAAATGTTCCTTGTATAGGGTGCGAAGTTTGAAAGTTTAAATCTGTATCATTACCATTTAAAACCGGTTGCAGATTAAGTATAGTTTGGTATGCGCTATTTCTATAAATACCTATTATAGAATCATCCCCCACTTTTAAAAACAGAGCTATATCATTGCTTGTAAGAGGAATAGTTCCTATTACAACAGCCCCTACAGGCAGTGATTCTATTTTTATATTACCGGGCTCGTTAGACACAGCTCCAGTAGTATTGTTTATACTCGCATTACGTGCGAATCTTAACGAGCCTGGGGGCTGATCTACGTGAGCCGTATCTTTAAATAGCCCCCTTATAAATCTTAATACTCTGTTTCCTTCTTCAGCCATATTTAGAAGTTTTCGGACTGAAGCATTTCCCTACTATTAAGATCTTCAAAGAAATTAAGGTCTCTGTTTATATTAGGTAAAAGCCTCACCCACTGATCCATGAACGATTGATATCTATCTATATCAGGATAATTTGCAGCATTACGCGCTTGTGTACAATACTTTTGCCACATCATTTCTGCAAACTGATATTCTATTTTAGTGTTCTTGAATGTTTCCCCCTGAAGAAGGAGCTTTTTAAGAATGTACCAAAACATAGCTTCTCTGTAGCTTATGTCATCTGGTACCATTGGGTAACACTCCTCATCTACTGGGAATGCCATGTAACTCAAACATATTTGCCCTTGTGCAAAAGATGTTTGAATATTACCGCAATTAATTATATATGTATCCTTATAATTTGATTGCGCATTTACGCAGCCGTCACAGTGTATACTTGAGTGAAAAGTAGAAGTACCGTACTGTAGAGGCTGTAAGCAATTACCATTACTATTAAAATAAATGTTTTCTAAAACACTCATTCTTGAGTTTAAAACATTTAATTGATTTAAAGTTGTTTTATGGTAAGTATCGAATTGATTTAAATCCGTAGTAGTCAAAGAAGATATATATTGACCACTTTCATTTTTTGAAACTGTATTATTTACATTTTCATAGTAAGTAGATAGATTGCTATTTAATTCTGCTATCTGAGAAGATATCTCTGATGTTTCATTTTTTATAGAGGGTTGTGTGCAAGTATTTACCGCTACTTGATTTATGTAATAAAGATCTCCTGGTAAACAGGCTTTATGGTTCTTTATTTCTATTACACACTGCTTGCGACAAAGCTGGGTGCTAGCACCTATATGCTCAAGAGCCTCTCCCATCCATTCTACAGCATCATGGATGAAGTTAGCATTTGCAGGACGTATGTCTCTAAATACCTTTCTTATAATCTCTTTTCCGGATACGTGCTTATAGATTGCCATGGCGTTTAAATCTTAGATATGCAAGATCGTCATTATTGATCAGATCTTTTAATTTCTGTTTATTTCCTTTTTTGCCACGAGTAGCATCAAATCTATAGACGCTTGAATTTTTTACTCTGCAGAACATCTTAGACCAGTAAAATTTAAAATACTGTTTAGATGTATGATAAATAAACCATTTCTCTCCTTTCCCGGTTTCTTTATCAAAAAGAACAGTTCCTTTTTTTAAAAGCTCTTCTTTAAATTTCATAGACGTGTTCCAATCTATTCTAGCTGTGTTTGGATTTACATTCGCTCTTATAATTGAAAGATTAGATAAGTTATAACCCATGTTAAATTCTGCCCCAGCTATAAGGGCTTCCATTATCATAATATTAAACTCTTGAAGAATCTCCTTATACTTTTTAAAAAGTACTGGAGAATCACTCATAGTTAGATATGTACTGTAAAGATCTTTACTTTGCTTTGGCATTTCCTTGTTGTCTTGGTACTGCACCACTTTGCATTGTGTCATTTTCAGTATCTGATGTAGTCATAGCTATCATTTGGAATGTACCTTTGATAAGACCATCAGTTATAGCTGATACAAGATCTGCAGATAATGGGTAATCCATATCGCTATCGTAGCAATCTCCTCCGTCACAATCGAATTTAGCTAGCTCTTCCGGGTCTTCAAATATTCCTCTAATATTTACTGTATCCATTCCATCTGGATTGTATATATATAGTCTATCTTCTATCATGTACGCTTTACGAGTATTTTTTGTAAACCTATCATATGGTAGAGTTTGGACTGCAATTGTATCTATCATAGGTATAGTATGTATACCACTTGGATCCGCTACATTTGTTATCCCCTCCATATGATTCATACGGATAGTTCTAGGTATATCTACATTAGTTCTAGATACTACACAATCTAAAGGGAGCCCACAACACCTCGATGCATCTACTATTTCTAATTCTATACATTTAAGATCTTGCTCATGGTGCCTAGAGACAAAAGAATTACGTGCAAAATCTCTACGTAATAGCATTGCACGATAATGCTTGATATTGAACTTTATCTGTCTAAGAGATATATGTTCATTATGATTTGAACGACCACCTCTGTAGATGTTAAGGATGTTATATGCTATTTCATCTAGTGTCATTTCAAATCTATTGTTTAATTAATTTACCTATTATATGTACTAATACATCTCCATTAGCATTTAATTGAGAGACTCTCATTTTTAGTGTCTTTCTTGCTTCAATGGTTATAGGTCTATGAAGTTTTTGTGTGCTTTCAAATTGTGTTCCTCTATACATAGAGGTATAAACAACTTGATCTACTTCTATTTCACTTACTATATCTGCTTTAAGTAATTCCCAATGTAAAGATGTGGTATTAATAGTTTTGGGTACTACTGATATAGATTCTATTTCTAGCATGTGCCCATTAGGAACAGTAAAAGATAAAGTTTCTGATACAGAAATATTTGAATCTATTACAGAGTAAGATGTTGCTGGTACTCCAGTAGTAATAGCTCCTGAGCCTACATATATAATACCTTTATTAGTACCATCTGATCCAGAAGAAACAACTTTTATAGAGTTTATTGCTCTATAAGCTTTTTCACTTATAACTCCTGTTCTCCCATTTAAATCAATAAGCTCTGATTGAGGCTCAAACCTTCTGTCCAGCCCTTCTAATAAAACTGAATGCGCACCTCCACTAGGAGCTACGTCTGTAGTATCACCACTAGATACTGACACTTGTCTTAAGATTTCAGGCATAGCTATAGAAGCAGTAGTACCTGATATAGGCCATACTTCTTTATAGCCGGATGTAGCACCTGTTACATACCCGCTTAAATGCACTGCACTTTCAGTGCTATTTATCGGGGTAATTATCATGCTACTGCCCAGTATCCATATTCAACAATACATGCAGCTGTATCAGCTCTTAGTTCTATGCCAGCAGATGCTGCTACAGGAAACAATGCAAACTCTCCAGCTCTAATTATAGCTAGAGTGTTATCTGCAGTATTCTTCACTGTAACATAATTTGTTGTATCTATATTTCTTACATATACATAAGATTGTACATTAGTATTTGCAAGAATTACAGAGTCTGAACCTGTAGCTACAGAAACCTTTGCCATATTCGACAAAGGTTCTGTAACTGATACAAGTTTCTCTACAGTAAAGTCCATTTTATCTGCTCCTACAGAAGAACTTACTGCGCTTAGTTTAAATTTTACGGATGATGCCATGATTATTTTAAGATTGATTTAAGAGCTTTAATCTGCTTGGCAGAAATGTTATTAGGGAGCTCTCCTTCATAAATAGTTCGAAGGGTTATACTCATATTTTCTTTTAACATTTCTTCCGCAGTCTCTAACTGTGATTTTCTATGATCTACCAACTCTTTGTTTTCTTCTTCTAAGAGTTTTATTTTTTCTGCATCGGTTCCAGCTTCCTCTCTAACTCTCTCTGCAAACTCTTCAAACTCTTTAGTAGGTTGTAGAATTTCATTAAGAGGAGCAAGGCGCTCTTCCATTGCATCAATATTGTCTGCAATCTTTTTTGCAAACTTTAGTCCTGGAAGATCTACTACACTGTAATGTCCTGATAGTAGGTCTACATAATTTTGAACTGTTTTTTGATCAGTCCCTTCCCCTGTTACTTTTGTTAATGTCTCCATCTGATTTTAATAATTTATTTAGGTTTAGATATATAATTAAGATAACAAATGTACGTTATCTGGTTAAATTCTTAAGCAATTGTAGCATCGTGTCCTCCCATCTTATGCCATCCACCATTAGTAAATAGTAGATATACACTTTCTCCTACAGCATCAAACGTAATAGTTGTCCCTTGTGCGAAATTGGCCGGGGTAAGTGTTCCGTCTCCTCCGTCGGTCTTCATGATAATCATTTTTGTTTGGCCTTCTATACCATCTGCAAGAGTAAGTGCGTTAGCTCCTGTTGTAACTATGTGTGTAATAGGACTTGTAAGATCCACTGCTCCTGCTCCTGTAAGTACTTGTACACCGCTATACAGTAAAGGCTTATATGTTGTAGTCATTGTAGAACTAACAGCAAATGCAGTACTTGCTGCAGCTCCAGCTGCATGGGTTTTTAATTGTATTCCTGCTTCTGTGCCCCCAGCTCCAGGATCTCCTGCTTCGAGGTATACTATTCCTGCAGTTCCAGTGCCTGAAGATGAGCCTCCTTTTATTGTTAAATGTCCTCCATTAGTGTTTCCACTAGTAGCATTGCCTCCTTTTATATTTAATCCTACGGAATGTGCTGAAGAGGGGGCGTCTTGAACTTTGATGGTGTACTCTTTTTGTACAGCATCGTTACCTATTTCTATAGCTGTTGCTGCAGCTCCTTGTAAAGACAGCTGTGCTCCGCTAGTATCTGCAGCATGTGTACCGTCTTTTAGGATCACTTTACCATCCGCATCAACTGAAATACCTTCATCAGACCCATCTCCGGTTACCCAAGATTGTCCTGCAGCTCTGTCTAAATTGATATTATAAGTATTCATATCTAAAGCAGCTCCTGCACTTGTCAGATTTGCTGCAATAGAAATAGAACCAGCTCCATTAGTAATAGCAATGTTATCTCCTGCAGTTAATGTAGCTAAAGTTGGTACACCTGAAGTAGCATTACCTATAAGAACTTGTCCATTTGTACTCATAGCAGAAGTTGCTGCGAGAGTTCCATCTGCAGATGCATAAAGCATTTGACCTTTAGATATTGTAGATAGTCCAGTTCCTCCGTTTACTACAGATAGTTGTCCTGTAACATTAGATGCTAGAGCTACAGTTTTAAGAAACTGTGCTGTAGTATTGTCACAAGAATTTAAATCTATTCCTGATTCAAGAATTGTAAGAACAACATTATCTGAGGCAGTAGCAACAGTAAGTAGGCCTGTATCTCCAGACTTAATACCTTTAAAGTTTAGTTGGTTTCCGTTTGTAACACTTACATATAAACTTTCAGAACCCGCTCCTGAAGTAGCTAAACTTGGCAATAAAGAGGAAAGTTGGAATTTATTTTTCCCTGTTACTGGTACATAATGTGAGGAATCTAAAGATGTTTTACTTATTACATTCCATTTTGATACGTCTGACATTTTTTCAATATTAAAAGTTATGGGAGATCTATTCCTCCACCTTCTATTTCTATTATTTCACCGTCTATAGTTGTTGGTGAATCACTTGTTGAAACTGGTTCTGAATCTGTAGACGTTACATCTTTAAGATTGCAGTCTTTACAATTTTCATTTATATAGGCCATGTATTTATCTAACCTATTTGTATTATCTGAAGGTGCGTCAACAGACCTACAATATTCCCAATAAGGATCTCCTATTATAGTTTCCGGATCAGATCCTATAGCATATATACCAAGAATCATTGTGTAAATATTATCACTCACTGGATGTTTTACTACATCCCCCCATTGATAACCTGCTGTAGCTGACCATATAAGAGATTCCCCAGAGGGACCTCCTTCTGACCATTTTGAAGTACAAGATGTTCCTCGTGAAGTTTCACTAAGTGCGGGGGATAAAGAATCTGAACAATTATAAACACATTCTAAGTCTCTTTGAGAGAGTAAATATTTTATAAGTGAAAGTCTTCTTATAACTGCTTCATTGCAGGGAGTTAACCTCCCTGACTTTAGCAGTGTGAGATACTTATTACTTTTATCACTAAAGCACACATCTAAATTACTTTGTATAGTTCCTAAACTGGTAGGAACACACGGAGAAGGTTCTAATCTATAAGTACAATTTGTAGAAAAAGTATCTCCTGGTTCTCCTAGAGTACCATAAGGAACATTGACTGCAGGATTAAAATTCTCTGCATTAGGATCCATACACCCATATATAAGAGTGGTATTTATTCCAAATGCATATGTTTGAATACAGCCATTAGCATCAGTTATTGTAACTGTATAAGCCCCATCTACTAAATAAGGACCTGTTAAAGTGTTTTCAGTTTCTATTACAGTTCCTGTTGAAGTGCTTTCCCAAGATACATCATATACAGCCGGCGCTGTTCCAAACCAAGTTAAAGTAGGTATGTTAGATGCCACTGTAACTCCTGTTATAAGTTGGTCTTCACAATAATAACAGCAATTTTCACAAGATACACTTGCACTGCTGTCATAGTTTAAAGCTGAAACATCAGTACATCCTACAGTTTCATATACACATTGCCCACTGCTTATTACTGCGCTTGGGTCAAAGTTAATTGCTGTAGGATCCATGCACCCAATAGGATATCCTTCTAAAATACTGCAGTTTCTATCTGCCTCTGTAACTATATGTGTTACTTCAGAATTATTACAATTTAGAGGATTATTACTCCAAAAATTTATATGTATAATAAAAGTATCACCTATATTTACAATAGGATCACTTACTGGGAAAAGAACAGACTCTCCAGTGGGGCTTATTACCTCTGTATAAACTCCGTAATTTATACCAAGTCCTGATTCTGGTAAAGAATCATAAGCTGTTTCTACAGATATACTTGTTTGTCCTGAGCATGGATCTATTGAAAAATTTGCTGAAGTAACACATTCTTGTGGAGATTCGCCATATCCAATTTGAAAATAAAACTTTGTAGGACAATTCCATCCTGCAGGAGATGCTTCAACTACATACCATCCATCTGCTAAATTATTAAATGTATAACTAGGGGAACTTGCTCCTGTAGTACCATAGATAAAGGTGTTACTTGGTCCAGATACTCCTGTAGTAGTATATAAGTTTACATCAAACCCATTGGTAAAAAATTGACCTAAATTAGGAGCTAAAGCACTATTATAATTAGCATTAAATATAATAGAACCGTCACCAGCCCCCTCAGAAGTTTCATTTACAAAATTACTTCCTGCGTTTACTAGTATTGGTTGGCTAGATGGAACATCTCCTATAGTGTATTCATACACTCCATCCGCATCTTTATCTAAACATTCGATGCAAATTTGTCCGGGATCTTGGTCATTACCAGTTGGGTTGGGGTATCCTATATAATTTATAGCAGTTGGTTTATGACAAAAATATATATCTCCTCCCCTATCTGTTTTAGTTTTAGAATTTGTAGACGTTTCCTGTATATTTACAGGTATAGTGATTTTTCCTCCTGTAGCTGTTTCAGTTACTTCTACAGTATAAGGGGCATTTGCTGTTTTTATCCCTGTAAAAGTTACGGGTGCAGCTGCTTTACCATTTGTTATAGTGGTACTAGGCGCTTGAATTCCTCCTGGTACTTTTAATTCCCAAGTGAAAAATTGAGTTCCAAGAAGCGTAGTAGTAGGTGCTTTATCTTGTAAATATAGGCTTTGCTTCTCCCACTCACTTTGAACTGGAGTAGTATTAGTTCCTAAAACAGTAACAGTAATAGTACCGTCTTCATCTCTATAAGGATCCGTAACATCAACTACTACTTCAAATCCTGAAGTATCTGTTGCACAAGCTCCACTAGTAAATAACGCCGGAATTAAACCTTTTAGATATTTATCATCTATAGTAGCTCCTGATGTATCTTGTTTTGTAGTCTTATAATAACTTGGAGATGTAGGATCTGCACAAACCTCAAATGTTTTTTTAACAGTGGTTGGTTTTTCAGGTATATCCTTTGTCCAAATAAAAGATGTTATTGTAGGTACAGTGCTATTAGCATCAAATACTTCACCCCAAACATCTCCTGCCTCTAAATAATCTTTAGAATCATCAAGTACAGCAGCAAACATTACAAATTGAGGTAATGGCCCTACAAAAGGTTTACCCATATGAGTAACATCTGGATCAAGTGTATTTAGTATTGATCCATTAAAAGTTACTAAAGATCCGGGTTCACTATGTGACCATGCTTTATCATAAGAAAATTTACCGTAAGGGTCACTAATAGGAAGCATAGCATAGTTTCCAGCCATACTTTTTCCTGTACCATAAGTTACTTCTAATCTATAATCTAAAAATTCTGAAGAATTAAAAAGTTTAGAGCTAGAATACTCATCTCCTGCATTGTCTACTTTCTTATTACTTGTAGGAACAAATACAGATATCTGTTCCACATCTCCTGATTCAAAATAGATTTTAAGTTTTCTAGAGTCTATAGAGTTATCAAAGTCTTTATAGAATATATAGATTCTATCTTTATAGTACTTATTAGTTACTGTTCCTACTCCATAACTATCTTCGGATATATCTTCTACTCTAGTGACTTTATCATATCCGTCCTCTAAAGAGTATGATAGTCCGATCCAAAAATTGCCGTCGTTGTTTCCAGTAAGGCCTCCTATATATTTTGGTTTTCCCATTAGCAGCTACATCCACAGCTATCAGAACAAAGTTCGAGAGCTTTATTGTATTTTTTCTTTGCATTTTCAAATAACCCTGCATTAACAGAGCTATCTTCTCCTAATTGAGCCAGATCTGTTTCTATACCCGTAATTAAGAGTAAGACTCTTTCTGCAGTTATAAGTTTAGCATCACACTTCTTACAATCACAATCACAGCCTAAAAGAGAATCTACTTTCTTAGCTATACAGCAGTTAAGAGAGCACTTTCCAAATGTGCCTGCTTCATGAATTGTGCCGGCGCTATCAGTTACTGTTATTTCAAAAATACCATCAGAAGATAATGAAACAGCTTCTAGGCTTACTACAGTATGATATGCAGCTTCGTTTGCAGGTAAAGTAACATTAAAACTGTGCGAAATTCCTCCGTTTGATATTAAAACTGAAGCCGCACCTTGAGCCCCGCTAAGAACAAGGCTTATGTATTTACAGTCCCCTGTAATAGTTGCATTTGCACTCATACCGTTTATTTTAAATAAAAAACCGGAGGAGGACACTTCCCCCTCCGGTCTCTAAAGTTAATCAATTACTCTGACTTATGCCAAGTCAGGAGTCTGAACATATTCTACAAACAAGTGCAATTTACCAGCATCGATAGCGTGGTCATTTGCTTTTGTAAGAAGAAGTTCTTTACGATCTGTAAGTGCAATCATAGTAGCTGCATTCAAAGCAATAACTTCAAGTGCAGTGTCATGAGCTGCATCAGCACCAAGTGCTGCGCCCATTCCTACTAGAGTACCATGAGTACCTGCATCATATACATTAGAAGCATCACTGATAGCAATTGCAGCAACGAATGCTCCTGTAGCACCAGTATAACCTAGAGCTAGAGTTGTAGAATCGTCACCATCATCTCCCACAGTAGTTTCTACGTGGTAGTATGCTTTAGTGATAAGTGCTCCATCAGGAATGTAAACAGATCCTGAAGATGCAGAGTGGGAAGCGGCTCCAGCAGTTAGTGTGCCAGATTTACCTATATCCCATGTAGCTTGTGCTACGAATTTATTAAAACGTGGATTTTTAGACATAGTTTCTAATTTTTATCAATTAATATTAAAGTGCAACTGGTCCAAAAGCTCCTGGAGTAGTAGCTATCCAGCCATTGATCAAACCTTCAAAAACAGCTCCTTCGGCTTGTCCTTGTCTAAATGCAATAGTAATGTTACGTAGATTATCTACACCATTAATTTGACCAGCAGCTCCGTTTCTATAAACAAGGCTATAAACATCATACTCAGTTGGAGTAGCTCTGTCGATAAAAGCAGTTGGAGTGTTTGGCTGTCGAACTCGGTTGTAAAAAGATCGGTCTCCTTGAAGACTTTCTTCGTACTGTGCAAGAAGCTCTGCGTTTCCGTATCCAATAACTGGATCCTGTGGGCTAGTTGCAGGGAAAGTAGTTCCATTAGATCCGTCCATTCCTTCAGAAGAAACTTTGAATCTTGCCATATCAGTGTTGTTAGTAAGAGAGAATGTCTTACCTCTGAAAGTGATAGCAGCACCAGTATACTGAAGCTCCATATTTTTCATTCCTGGAATAGCATAGTATGTACCTGTAGAAGGATCACTAGCACCCACCCAAGAAAGAAGATCTTTTACAAGCTTTAGAGCTACAGTAGCAACAGCTTCACTAGCTGAAACACTGATAGTTGCTCCTTTTCTTTCAAATTGTGCTTGTCCTACACCGAAGTCTGTAAGTTTTACAGAGATTTCTCCAGCTGCTGTAGGAACAGTTGTTACAGTGTGAACTACAGATTGAGCTACTTGATCTACAAAGCTTTCGCCTTTCCAAGCAACGATATCTCTACCATCAATCCATGGAGTTGAAATATTTTTGTTTGTTCCAGATGTTGTTCCTGTACCTTGTACAAAACGAATTTTTGGTGCATCTGGGTAAAATTCTCCCGCTGCTAGAGCAGTCGAGTTTTGAGCTGGATTACTAAGATCCATTTTTTCAATAGCTACAGATCCCGAAGGGTACAATCCATTTGAAACAGTTGGAGTGGCTGCGCTAGATACTAATAGTTGTCGCATGATTTTAAATTTTTAATTATTATTCGCGATTCATAAGCTCCCCCATTTGCGTTTTATATCTGGGATCACTAAGTTGTTCTAATATTGAGGAGACTGCCATTGCAATTATTTCTTGATGTGTGTGCTCTGGTAGCTCGCAATTATATCCCAAAGGTAATGATATAGGTAAAGGTTTTCTAATGTAGGTAATTTTTACACTATCTATTATAAATATAGCACTTGTGTAGATATCTATATAGTTATCTCTAATAGTTGTAAGAGGAGAATTTTCTGTAGTAGTGTTAAAAGGATCATCTAAAAGACGGTATACATCATCTAATTGTGAGAACTTATTAAACACTTGAGTTTTTGTAGTATCTACCGTAGGTATCCTTCTTACTTGACCACTCCTATCATCTACTCTAGGAGCTATCTCATTTATCATGGTTCCAGTAGAATCATTTGCATATAGAGGAGTTATATCACCTAAAGAAGCATCCCATTGAAACCAAGGGTGTACTTCTGGATCTACAACAACTATAAACTGACTTGGAAATGTTAAAGGCCCGTATGACTGCCAATGTATAGAAAATCCTAGTTGCACATGTTCAAACATGTCATTTACTACAGCATTAACATTTTGCGGGTAAGAATTTGGGGTGTATCCTGAAGCAATAAGCTCTGGAGAAGGTTCCCATACCAATTCACTTTGATTTGTAACCGGATTAACAAGTCTTATTTCATCAAGAAATTCATTGTTTTGTACAAAGAATTGTTCAAGACTAAATACAAAATAGTATATGCTTGGCAAAGTTTCTTGTGTAACTGAATTTGGCTCTAAAGGTTTACAATTATTTAAATGAACAGTAGACCTTTGATTTACTAGGTACATGTAATCTGAAGGAAACTCAAAAGAATCTGCCCAGATTTTACCATTTATAATCTCTTCTTTAAAGTTTACTATATCAGAGTATTCTACAATAAGGGACCGAAGTTCATCAATTCTTTTTTGACTTTCTTCGAATCCCTTTTTATAGATATTGTTTCTCCCGTACCTCTGATTAATAAAACGCATCATAGCCTTGTTAAGCTCAATATCAATTTCCTCTGTTCGAAGTTGATCACTTCTTTCAGAGTGCATCTTATCTACGCCTTGCTTTAAGGCTATGTGCATTTCAAGTACGTTCATCGAATGGCTTCACGGTGTTTGGACCTTAAAATATTTAAGAGACCTGAATTTTTTGGATTCTTAAAGAATATAATAGCTTCTTCCTCACTATTTGCAATAGTATCATTCATGTGAACTAAAGTCGTCCCCATTTTTTGAATAGTACTTGAAGAAAGAAAAGATGCTATTTCTGCTCTTATATCTAGATTTTCATCTAAAGCAGCCTCTAAGAATTTCTTAGGGGTAGATTGTTTGATATCATAAAGCATGTTTTCAATGCTCTCTGTATCAAAATTCTCTACTTTAACCGTACCTAAAACCTGTAAAAGATTTCTCATACGTTCAAGATCTTCTGTTGCTTTTATAAACTCTCTGTCTGCACGTTTAGCTGTTTGAACAGAGTTGTTTTTAGTTTTAACTTCTTTTCTAGGATCCATAATAAAGAACCTTTTTCTAGGGTCTTTTAGCATTTCTGCTTCGGAGTCTGCTACCAAAGAATGTTTTTTTGCAAAACTATAGTGTATAAAATCAAGAAGGTTTAGTGGGGATCCGTCTTCATCTGTTCCTATTTCCAATTCTTTACCAGAAAATCCTACTGCAATTCGTAGTTCTGCCCAGAATCGTCGAACATATTTAGACCAATCTCTATCATCAGGGTCTACATCTAGAACTCCTGCTAAATATTTTTTTTCATCTGCGCCTGACAAACCTTTTAAAGGTTGTCTATTTACAAAAACGCTAGACAGTTTTGATACTGCTTCGGCTCTTACTTCTTTAGGTAGATGATTTAAAATTGGACGTCTACGGAGATAAACTTTATGAGTTCCGTATTCTACTTCCCTTACCGGTGATTTTTTTTCGGTTACCGTTTCTTCCGATTTTTTTGTGGCAGATTTTGCCTTTGCTTTTGTTGTCATAGGTTCTTTCCAGATTTATAATTAAAATTCCCTGGGTTAAAAAGAATAACTACCCCCGGGAAGGGGCAGAGTGAGCCCGAAAGCCCACCCTGCGGAGTTTTATATGCTATTAGCTAGCAGTACACTGAAGATCCAAGCTAGTGTCGAATCGTCCAAGTGAAATACCTGCTGTTTTAAGCATGTGAACTGAAGCACCATCTACATCAGATGCTCTGCTCATATTAGCGTCAAATCCTCGTGGAACTACTGATCCGGCTACACACCATCTCAAATATTCACGATTTTTCTTGTTGATCATTCGAAGGTTTGATACACCGTCGTAAGAAGACTGGTCTACAAATACCATTCTGTAAGATTCAAGAGAGTATCCAGTTACTGGGTGAAGTGAACGTGCACGAGCAACAGGACCATGATCGAACAATGGCAATTTGATAACATTCACAGAATGTCCATCAATATGCTCGTAAGATTTAAAGTATCCTGTAAGTCCTAGGTTACGTCCTGATCCAGTGATGAATCGAGTCTCTCCACTTACTTTCCAAGTGTTTCCACCGAAGTGATTTTTAAGAGCTTCATCGAACTCACGCATACCTCCTGTACCAGTATAAAGATTTACTTGCTTTTTGTTAGCATCAGTCATACCATAGAAAAGGTCACCAATGATGTTTTTCAAGTGAGTCTCTGTAAGACTAGAATAAGTCTCTTGGTTGATAATCTGCTCAAGCAATCCTGGGCCGATAACAACTGGCTGACCATTTTCGTCTTTCATGTTTACTACACCATCAGCACCATAAGTACGTTGTCCGTACCAGTAGTACATCTCACACTCTTCTTTAAAAGAAAGCATGTGTTGGTACTCTTCGTAGTCCATCCAAAGTTTAGTAGTAGAACCACCTTTCTTTGGTAGAGTAAACTCAGCTACATAATCTTTAGCGTTACCAGACATGTGGTAAGACTTACGAATTGTAGTAAGCTTGTTACGAACTTTACCTGGTGCTTGCCAGTTAGAAGCATTTCCACGAGAGAAATCAACTCCAACAGGTGCAAACAACTGAGCCCATAGGTCTCCCGCTGTAAATCCAGAAGTAAGAACTGCTGCACTGTCAGGGTTTACAAGTTGTACTCTGTATACATAAGAACCACCACTGATAGATTCAACTGGCTCTTCCATGATACGAACTTGCTCTCCTACTCCGTTTACAAGAACGTAAGGGAATACGAACCATTTGTCTGGGAATACCAACTCGAAAGTAGCTCCTCCTTGACCTAGGTTAGATCCAGCGTTAGTTGTATGCACAGGGCGAGTCATCAATTTACGAGTCTGAATACGATATTCGAACTCTAGATTGTCGATAGACTTTGCGTTACCCATTCCTTCAGAAAGAAAAGATAGAGGGAATCGCATGTCGTCCTTACCAGCTAGGTGAGTAATAATAGGTGAAAGTTCTGTTGGTGTGTTCAACATAGCATTAGACAGACTGTTCATGTCTGTCATTTGGGAATCATTGTAGATCGTCCTCTGTACTGAGATATTCGATCCTCCGATATTAGATGAAATCATTTGTTGTTAATTTATAGTTTTTACTTATTAAAATAGTCCGCCAACATCCAAGTCATCAAACTGAGAGTTTCCTCCCCCTTTATAATTTGGATTTGACTTTCCTCCTTTCACCTTCCCTGTGCTATTGGATTTAAGACGATTTTTTAATGATTTAGCCGCCTCAGTTTTACCTTTAGTATTAATAAATTTTGCAAAGTCCTTCTTATATAAGAAATAGTCTGCAGCAAGTTTTTGATCTAAACTCATTTTCTCTGTATCTAGATCTCTCTGTGTTCTACCATCTTTGGTAACTGGATCTGATATATAAGAAATGAATTTAGATTTATCTCTTTCTGAAATAGGTAATCCAGAAAGATTAGAAGAAGACTTAACAGTTTCTTTTACGCTATTCCAAATTTGTTGAGATTCTTCTCTTTGTTTTTCTGCAAAAGCACGTTGCTCTTCAAGCATTCTATCTTGCTTTTGTTTCTGTGCTCCGGCAAGAGCTTCTTTAGCTTGATTTGCTTTTTGAAAAAGTGCATTTTTATCTTCATATGCTTCTATCATATCTCCAATAAAAGCTTTATCATCTCCTCGTGCTACAAAATAATCTGTAAGAATCTTTTTTTGAGATGCTTTATCATCCTCTCTTACTTCTACAGATTCATAATCTGTTTCTTTTTGAGCGTCCATAAATTGATTGGCGTCTCCACCATTCATTACAAAATCAAGATGTCTTTTTACAGATGGATGCGCATTGAAAATAGTATCTAAAGTTTCTTCAGCCATTTTTTCACTTACGTTTTTAGTAAGCTCTACAATGCCTTCAGTAGAATCTTCAAAGTCTCCGTCTATTTCATAACCCAGTTTTGAAATTATTTCAGACACTACAGAAGAATCTTCCTCCTTAGTCTCTTCTGCAACTGGTTCTTCTACTACAGGCTCTGGCTCTGAAGCTTCTAAAGTTTCAGGTTTATCTATGTCTTTTAGATCTTCTTTAGCCTCTACTGTTTCTGTAGTTTCTTCTGTTTCTTCAGTCTTTTCTGGAGCCTCTACAGTATCTTCAATAGATGCTATATCAAACTCAATGTCTAGACCGTCGTTATCAGGTGTTTCTTTCCCTTCCATGGATACAAATTTAAAGTGTGTAATTGAATATATAATATGTTGATATGATTTCGCGTGATGCTTTTATATTATGTCACTTATTTTATTTAGGATTATAAATAATATTATAACCAGACCCTATTTCATTTTCAAAACCTCCTGAACTATAGTCTATAAAGTCTTTTTCTGTAAGACCTTTTTTATTTGATGCTATCATATTAAATCTTCCTGTGTCAAGTGTTATGTACCTAGCGTCTTTATATTTTCTTTTAAATTTTTGAGATTCTTCACGCATTCCATCTTTATCATATCCGAATAAAAAACGTTTTTGACCTGAAGAAGGAGAATAAAGTATCATTTTTCCACTGGCAGAATTAGTATATGCTGGCTTACCGTCGCTAGTCAACATTGGTTGGGTAGTTACTTTCCGAGTACTACCTTGGTTTGGGTTGGAATGTATCCCGTAATTTCGATGACCCCCAGGTGTAGATTGTTTTGTAGTTACAGATTCTGGCTCTTCCCCCTCCTCATATAGATCATAATCTCCTCCCCATCTAATAGGTACAATAACATCTTTATCAGAGAAATCATTTATTTTACCTACTTTGAGTTCATTATTTACTACTCCGTAGTACTCTTGTTCTTCTGGATTAATATCTATTTTTTTCCCTTGACCTTCAAATCTTTGTGCTCCTGGTTTTCTATACTCAGATGCAAGCAATGCTGTAGGCTCATCTTCTAAAAAGTCTCCACCTAATATAGCTGTTCCTTCTACTTGTTCTCCTGCCCTTGCATAAGCTAAGTTTTGACCAGATATATCAAGAGTAAAAGGATTGTTTTTTTCATTCGAAGCTCGATATATATTATTACGAGTACCTCTTTCTACTGCTGCTGCTTGTCTATTTTTATATAAGATCTTACTAGGATCAAAATTACCTAGTTTTCTTTTTATAGTGGCTAGTGGAAGTGCATCGAATCCCCTTCTATCATATGTTTTTACTAGGTCTGGGTTTTGAGAGTGAATTTGGTAGTCTCCAGCATATCTTGCTACTGCAGGTGAAACAAAAGGATTTGGATTTTGTAAAAACTTCCCAACTTGTCCTTTTAGAGTATTTGGTCTTTTACCTTCTATAACTACCTCTGGTTTAGAATAAAGAGGTTCAAGTATCTGCTCTCCTTCTGCAGTAAGATTTTCAGGATTTGCTTCTACTACAGTTCCTTCAGTACCATCTTGGTATTTAGGTAATTCACCTCCGTATTTCAGACTTGATGCTTTTTTTTCTGCTTTATTAAAAGCTCCTTTACCTTTTAGTTTATCCCACTCTTCTTGCGTCCAAGTTTCTCCTGTTTTTTCATTTCTAATTACTTTATTTTTTTTATTTGAAGTGTTTGAAGTGTTTGAAGTGTTTGAAGACGAGGTTGGTTCACTTGCTTCTACTTCTAACTCATATAATGTAGGATTCATTATAGGGGCCTTAGTTTGAGAATAACGATTGCCCCATATAACTTTATTATTACCCCAACTTTTTCCTCCTTTCCAAGCTTGTTTAGCTAGATCAAATGTAGAAGTAGGAGTATGTTCAACAGAAGAGCCTGGGTTTCTATAAAAAGGCATATCTGTATGAATATAGTATTGGGGTACGTTTTCCGAGTGTGAGTTTTGTACGTTTCCTTCATAAATATTGTCTTTAACAGCATCAATCTCGGCTCCAATTGAGTGTGCTTCTTTTATAGTGGGGACTGTCGGAGTACTATTACCCATTCTAGAACTTATAAAGCCTGCAAAAGGATCTTTCTCATCTACGATAACTGGATTTGAATATAATGTTTCAAGTTTCCTTACATTTGCATTATAAGCTAGAGTATCATTTATACCTTGTATTTTTTGTTCATTAGCAATATTAAATCTATTGTTTAATACATCATACCAAGTAGAATCAGGCAAAGTCATTTTAAATCCTGGCCTCTGATGAAGATTTTTCCATCCCCCTGCACCACCAGTTCTTTCTAAAAGATCTAAATAATAGTCTCCTCTTTCTTGCTCTTTTGTTTTTTTAGTACCATTTTGGTATTTAGGTAAAGACCCTCCTGTTTGCTTTTTAGGTAAACTTTCGTATGGATTATATGAAGGTCTATAAGTAGAAGAATGTGGAGTTTCAGGTATAGACCCAGGTGGAAAAGCTATATCTAAATCTGTTTGAATAAGATTTTGATACGCTCTTTGTTCTTTAGGTAAAGATTTTTTAGTTTTTTCAAATGTGCGTGAAGCTCTAGCATTCATCGCATCTCTTCTTTTGTTTAACTCTGCTACAGCAGCTTTTCGTTCAGGTGTTCCAAGTCCAAGATTTTCGTATTTGTCTAAACTATACATGTTAACTGCTCCACCAGGGCTACCAACTCCTCCTGGAGCTACTACGTTAGAGAGTTTATTTTCTATTTCTGGATTCCCACTTGATATATACCTAGGAGTACTAGGATTATTCATCATATCAATTTTTTCATCTCGACTAAAGAAATCTGTCTTATCAAAAGCATTTAACTTTTTCCAAGGCATTTCTTTATTTAATTGCTCACTAGTATCATAATAGCTAGGAATACCATTTTGATATTTAGGTAAATGTCCCCCCATTCTAAGCTCTGGTAAAGGAACATCTTCTTGAGTGCTTTGGCCTGCTCTAATTATATTTTTTTCTTCTTCTGTAAAGAAATTTGTTTGACCAAAACCAGTAGTATCTGGAGGTACTATTTCAAAGTCTCCTATAGGAGGTGGGGGTGTAAGAACACTATCTGCAGGGGCAATTGTCCCAGACAAATACTCCTCTGCAAGTTCTTCAAGTGTTTTTGTTCCACCATTCTCTATAAGTTCTTCACTTAAAAGAAGCTCTGACATTACTTCATCAGGTATTTGAGCTGCTATTTCAGGATTAACATCTGCCCATCGTCTAGCCACCTGTAAAGAGTCAGCTATGTTAGGAGCTATTTGGCTACCTAATCCCTCTAACTCTGTTCCACTTAAAAGCTCTTTTACTTCCCCTCTATCTATTGAAGGTATACTATCTTCAGGTAGGTTAAATGTTTCAGAGAGATCTACAGTGTCTGATATTTCTTTAGCGCTTTTTGCAATTGCTCTTCGTATCTCTTCCGGGGTAGAGTTTACTACATCTATATCTTGAGATGCAGGCATTTCTATTTTAGCATCTCCTACAGTACCTGTTCTAAACATTTCATGCAGTTGCCTGTTTGCTTCAGCCCCTCTAGCAGATACTAAAGGTGTAGTATCTATTTCTGGGATTTGAATAGGTGCGGTTGGAGAACTCGTATCTGGAGAAGGCACTCTAATATTTGATATAGGAGAAGTTATAGTGTTAGGTATATTAACGTTTGGAGCACTTACACCGGCTCTTGGACTAGGCCCGCGTTCGGGCATACTAACACTTGGAACAGATACATCAATATCTCGAGAGGGCATTCCAGACACACCAGAAGGTCTTGATGGCCTTGAAGGCATACTAACATTGGGGGTGGGTGTACTAACACCACTTGACCTACTACTTCCACTACCCCTACTACTAGAACCACCGCTTCTTGAACCTCTCCTACTAGTAGAAGTAGACCCAGAGGATTTAAAAAAGTCTTGCATCTCTTGCCCAAATTCTTTTCGAGATTCAGCTCGTTCTTCAGCTGCAGTTTTAGGTATTTGAGCAGTATATCCAATTCTTTCTGCTTCTGTATGGTCTTTCTTTATTCCTTCATAATCTATTTCAAGAGCTAAAGCAAAGTCTTGAGCTAGATTAGTATAAGAGTCTCTATTTAAATGCAAGTTTCTATAGATTTCAATTCCACCATCTATATCTGCTTTACCGTCTTTTATAAACTCATTTTCAAAAATTGCATCTATACCTTTATTGTGAGCTTTAAATATCAAGTTTCTTTTGGTGAGAGTATCTAAAGTATTCCACCTGCCTTCTCCTATACCAGCTTTAAGTAGTTGTATATTTTTAGCTATTAAAAGCATTGTTGCAGGAGCTGCAATAGAAGGATCGTATATTGTCTCTGGATTTATACCGTATCTTTTTTGGTACGCTTTTCCTTCATCACTAGCATACCATGATTTTGTTATAGAGCCTGACTCCATTTTAATTTGGGTGGGGCCTTCACTATAAGGATCAAACTCAAATTCAGATGCTGCCTCTTTTCCAAGTAACCACATAGGAATATGTTCAAAGTCTTTAAATGTATTTTTATAAGACCTAATGATTTGTCTTTTGGCTACTTTTTTCTTGTAATCTCCTGCAAGGGCCCCAAAAGAGCTTTCTTTTCCAAAAATGGCAAACGCAGAGGGCAGTATAAGATTTTGCATATCCTCATCTGAGATATTAAAATCTTTCTGCACGTTAGGAGCATAAAACTCTAAGCCCTTTAAAAACCCTCTACTGCTGTTAACATAACTTCCTTTTACACTTTGCCATGCTTCTACAGTTTCTGGTGACATGTCTTGAGGACTTCTAATGCCTGTAGCTGATTTTATTTGTTGAGGGGAATCTGAAATTCTAATATTTCTACTTGCCTCTGTAAAACCCGGTCTTACAATACCTGATACAAAATATCTTGGGTCTGTTCCTTTTCCAGTACCATTTGCTTTTAAAACATCTTCAAAAGGCTCAGTTTGCCAAGTACCGTAAATATTATGAGTTATAAATTTATCTCCATCTTCATCTTCTGTTACTTGACCTACATGGGTAGTATGAACATCCCCTGTACCCATTCTGTTGGCTTCAGCTTGATACTTTGATCCAAGATAAAACATCTCTACAACATCCCCCACCATTACATTACCCATTACTAAATCTAGGTCTTGTAACTTTCTTCTCTCTATCATATTTTTTCTAAGATTGCGAGTTCCTTTTCCGTGCAATCCATAAATTCTTTGTCCTCCAGAATCTATTATATTTTGCCCCATAGTCCAACCATCTCCCTGAATACCTAACGATGCTTTTTCAGCGCCTGAGATGTAGTTTTCAATAGTGGGATCCATAAAATTCCATTGTGTTCCTGCAGAACATTGAATCACATTTTTACCCCCGTACATACATTGAGTCTTGTGCTCTTTAAATCCGTTAGGAAGTTCTTCTTGTATTACGTTATCTATATACTGTTGATAAGGTATTTGCTCTTCTGATACAGTGGCTTGAGCTTCTAAAAAGATAGATTGTCCTGTAGGAAACTTACCATGCTTAGAAAAATAAGCTACGGGATCTAAATTTCTATCAACTTCTTGGTCAAAAATATTACTTGTAGCATCTACTATAGGAGTATCTACATTAGTGGTTTCAACGGCAGTAGTTTGCATAGGAACATTAAGATCCACACCTTCAAAGTCATCAAGGAAGGTTGATTTTGGAGTCTCAGGCTCTGCTGCAGTAAGCGATTCTGTATTTATAGACGCAAGCTCTTCATTTGTGTATCCCTCTGGAGACGCAAGTGGGGTAACTGTTCCTAATTGATATTTTGGTAAGAGCTTTTTGTATTTCATCGCTTTCTTTTATAATTCCTCATATTCTCTGCTATGATAGATTTGTAACTTCCACCAAAGTCTGCCACAGGTAATGACGGAGTCTCTAAAACATCTACACCTTCTCCAGTGTTTACTAATTCTCCTGGCTGCACGTTAGGTATATGAGAATCTACTAATCCAGTTTGTTGATCTATAGTAGTAAGATCTATAGGTCCGTCTTGAGCTCCCCTTATACTTTCAGCTCCAGGTATAATCATAGGTCGAAGTCCCTGTCCATCATCTAAACCTACTTCTGCTTCTTGCTGTGTCCCTGCTACTTCTGCTTGAGCCATTTGTTGCTCTGCAAGCATTTGTTTTTCAATTTCAGGTCCTATAGGTCCTCTATGATGATTAGCATAGAGTTGTTTCATTACATCAATAGCTTCCATTATTTCTCAGATTTTTTATCAGAGGCTTTTTTAGCAGTTACTGCTCTATTTTTAATTACCTCGTCAGATTTATTACTTCGTTCAGACTCTGATTGAGCTCTTTCTTTTAAGGCCATTTCTCTTGGATCTGTAAGAGGTGTATTATTACTAGCCATGTTTATGTCCATCTCTTTAAGTCGGACTTTTAGCATCCTCTCTTTTTCTCCTTCAGAAGCTGTAAGCATTCTTTCTTTTTCGCTAGACATCATAAGATCGTCGTGCTTTTGCTGTTCCATTTCAGCTTGAGCCTGTTCAGCTTGTTGTTGTGCTTCAGACTGAGCCGCTTGAAGTTCTTGCATTGAAGCCTCAGCTGCTTTCACTTTACCTTTTAATTCTACAAAGTTTTCTCCTTCTAGAGTTTCTAGTATAGTAGAGAAAGGAACACCATTCTGCGCAAGGGCCTGTGTCATTTCTCTTGCAGCATTCATTTTCTCTACATCTTTTGTAGCATCTGATACAAATATTCCTAAATCAGAATTTATCCATGTATCAGGGTCAACAGTAAAATACTCTATCGCACCATCGGGTAAAAAGTTAGATGCTTTTTTACCATCCATCCACGCATACTTAGAAAGATCTATAAAAGTTTGAAGATCTCTTTTTTCTAGCCCGGCAAACTTCCTGTATAAATCTTCAGTGGTATGAGAAGATTGTACAATAGCTTGTTGTCCCATTGCTTTACCTTGGTATTGACCAACCTCTCCTCTACGCTGTCTGTTTACACCTGAAACATTTTCCCATTCCATTTGTATATGCTCTAAAAGTGTAATGTACAATTGAATTGTTTTTACACTAAGATCCATTACAGTTTGATGTTGCGGGGAAAGTTTTACTCCTTCTTTGTCATAGTCTACCCAGGCAATACCGGTTCCTTCTACAAAGTACATGAACTTATCCATATCCCATTTTTTAGGGATAAGGTTTATATCTAATTGTGCTATGATATCTTTAGATCGTGCAATAGATGTTTCTAATCTGTATTTGTAGATGTTATAGTTAAGCTGAAAAGGTATTCCCAGCATAACTAGTGATATATTACTTGTATTTACATCAGAATACTTACGACCATTTATAGGGAGTTTTATTTTTGATGGATTATCTACAGAAGATTTAAACTCTTCTATTGGTTTTACATCTACATCAAAGTCTTCGTTTATTCTTATTCCTTGCCAAGGCTCATTGTGCCATTCCCATTCTACTTTAGCACCAATTTCTTTTAACTCTGGGGGCATTACAAAACCGTCTTCTACCTCCATCATTTCTTCTGACATTGTATTAGGATCCAAGTAACTTAAGAACCCTATACGTTTTAAAGATTGCCAGTATACATGTTGCACTTTAATAAGTCTACTCTCTACATCTTCTCTCCTATCTTCAAAAAATAACAAGTTAGTATCAAAAGAACTGTCTGTGTACAAGGCCTCCATCTGGTCTTTACTTAAAAACCTACCAAAGTTTTTAATTATTTGTGAAGGACCCATGTATTTAGTTACAATTGCCCAGTCTGAATCTTCTACGTAATCTAAATCCGGATCTAAATCATAGTCTACATCTAACGGGTTTAATATTTCATAAGAAACATCATTGTTTACTACAGACCTAAGTGTATAAGCCTCTCCTGCAACTAGAAAGTGAAACCACGCTTTTTGTAGTTTTTCATGTACGTCTTGCTGGGCCATTATGTAGTTAAGACTTTTTTGGCCTATAACAGCAAAGTTGTCTACGTAAGACCTTTCAAACATTGCTTGTAAATTTTCAGATGTGGGAATAGGTTGGGACTCTTGTCCTGTATTCATCCCCATTTCATTCATTTCATTTGCAAGTCCTTGTTGGATTGTCTTAGCTATAAACTCATGTTTAGCTTTTTCTTTTCTATCTACAGCATCTCCATTTACTGCAACTACGCTATAATTAAAAGGTCTTTTAGCCTTCTCTCCAAGCAGGAGATCTATAGTTGGTTTTATAAGTGGGTAATTTCTTAGCTTAGAAGGAAAGTTTTTTCTAGATTTTCCATAAGGGCGCAATATGTAATCATAATCTTCATCATGAATTACACCATTATAATAGTCGTAAAGCCTTCTTATGCTTCTTTTCCTCTCGCTATAATTAGCGTCAGATAATGAGATATAGCCATCTATGCAGTCTTTCTGCCATTTTTTGTTCTTTTGAGAACGGGCTATTCTTTGGTTTGGTATGTTACTATACATGTTCTTAGGTCAAAGTCATTCAAAGATACCATTTCTCCTTAATGATATCAAAGTGCTGTGACCCCTCCCGGCGTACCTGAGTCTTCTAAAGGAGTTTTATTTCCTTCATAAAGACCGTCAAACCAATCTTGGTGCGGTACTTTTATTTTTTCTTTAACTGTAGAATTAAACATTTCTTGCATCATAAACATACCTACAATTAAAGACATTGCACGGTCAAAGTTACCCTGATGATTAAATTTTAACAGCTCTTGTAGTAATGCTACATCATAGATTTTATTTACATTTAATGTAAATGTATCATCTGAATGCCTACCACGCTGAGATTCTAACCAATCTCTTAGGTATAACTCACCTTGCCTTTTCCTAGTTTCGGTCATATGCATACCGAATCCCCGCTTTACAGTTTTAGATTGAAGCTCTTTATTTTGTAGCATTTCAAACTCTGGCTGTAATCTATGCAAAAGTCGGAATCTTTTTGCATATCCAATAACATCTCCTCGATCATTTTCAAATCCTATCTTAGCATTGTACAAAATAGACAGTCTAAATAGATTGCTATTGTACTCATCTTGCGTGTTTGGTCTACCTACATACGACGCTACAATCATATCATCGGGTTGAGATATTCTGTTAGGTCTTTTTATAACATACGCAGATCCTAATGAGCTAGACGAAGATTTATCATGCGCGTAAGGGTCATGGCATATATAATACAAAAAATCTGGAACTTCACCTTTTGTTTTAAAAGGAGTTTCATACATTACTACACACCCTGCAAGATCATCTTCTGTTCTATGTGGGTATCTTATTACAGGTCTTAGATCCCAATTTGCTTTAAAAGAAACTTTGCTATCCTCTTGTACAAGCTCTCCAGGCACACCCATTGTGTGAAGATTATTTGCTTTCACTCTATCTAACTGTGCTTTTATATTTGCTTGGTTAAATAAGTTTGCGGTACTCTGCAGTGTAGCTTCTTCCGGGGTAAATGGATGTTCAGCTAAGTACTTGTCATATGATTTAGGATCATTACCTTGTCTCTTTTTTTCTCTTTCTCCTATTTCAAATGCTTTAGCTTCCTCTATAAGAGAGTTTCCGTGTTCATCTATAAAACCATCTAGGATATCATAGATAGGAACAAAGAACCCGCACTTGGTCCCAAAACCTGAATCACTCCAGATATTATCAAATTCAAGACAATCATAGGATTCAGGATGGTAAAATAATTCATCTAAAGACTCAAAGCCTGTTCCTTCAGTACCACCTGTACCAAAAGCTATCATTGTACCTAGGGTTTTTGAACCCTGACGCATTGTAGGCATTGCTACGTTCCAGGCGTCCAGTAGCTCAGGGAATGCTCCTGCTTCTTCAAAGAATACAAGTTCACCTGCCTTACCCCTTACTTTATCTGAATCATCTTTAAGGGATACTCCGGCTATAGAGCTTAATAAACCTTTCTGTATAAACTGTCCGTTTACTCTTTTTTTATACCCTGACGTTTTCTCCATAGGTCTGTCCAATAGTCTTGGTTGTGTCCAAGCCGTATTGTCATCTATAAAGTTCATCATCTCCCAAGCCTTTGTAAGAATGGCATCAACACCCGTCAAGTATTCTTTCATACCTGCAAACACAAAGTTTTTAGAACCTCGTATATGAAAATAGTTCCTATTAAGCATAGAAGCTGACTTATAAGAGTAACCTTTACGTCGTCCTTTAAGTACAGTTAAATGTTTATTAGTTCTACGACATTCATCTACAGCAGTAAAATATTCATGGTCTTTATCATAAAACTTTGGGAAGTGTTGTTTACGTTCTGCAATAATGGTCCCGTCTGCAAGTTTTTTATCTACCGCAATCTGTATAGGGCAGTAGTTAAGGTAGAAATAGTGATATCCTGTAACTGTTATATCCCCCTCTTCAGTAGTATATCCTTCTAAACATCTTTGCTTTTCTTTATCCCAAAACTCGTAGTAAGGTTGTGTGTTAGGTGGGAATGGACAATACCTACCGTTTTTATCAAAGTAGTTTGCTGCAGGAGAGACTCTATGTACATCCTTAAATTTATTCATTGTACTTGCTTACTACCACCCCTCCGAAAGTATCATTGACCTCGGACTCTTTTTTAACTGCCTCCTCTAAATCTTTAAGGCCGTTTATAGTCTTACCCATGTCTCCTAAAACCCGCATATGTTTTGCTGGATCATAGTCATCATCTTCAGGGTCTACCATTTCAAGCCATTTTTTAAGAGTTTTAATACTTTCTTTTGCAGACTCTAATAGTAGCATTGCTGCAGAACTTGTTTTTACATACTCTTCCATTGCAGCTTTAGTAAGCTTGCATGGTTTAAATGGTTTTCCAAACACAGATGTACATACTTCTTCGTGCCTCTTTTTCTCTTCGTATGCAGAGTAAGAAGACCTTGGATCTTTCATAAAGTATATGTATCCAAGGATTTTATTCGATTCTTCTGAACCGTATCTGTCTACAAGCTTTTTAAAAGCATCAATAGACATTGTATAAGAGGATGGAACTATATTTAATTCATGATTTAGTTCCAGTAGACTTTCTCTTAGCATTATTAATGTGTTTTAACCTGCCTGGCTTTACACGGAATATACCAAACTTTGGCAGTCTTACAGATTCAAATTTTCCTTCTGCCATAGTTTGAGATACACATTTAAATTGAGATTTTATAATTTTTTTAACCTCCTTTAAAGGTAATCCGTGTTTTGTTGCAAGTAAGTGTATAATCTTATCAGCTTCCGTCATCCTCTCTTTCCCATTTAGGAGGGTTCATAGCACACCTAGATGTTTTCCATTTTGTTTTTACTTTCATATTACACCCGCATAATGTACATAGTCCGTCTAAATACTTATCGCATTCCATGCAAGTTGAAAGTCTTTTTTTAAAAGTGGCAGGGTCTACAGTTTTCATACCACCTTTAACGTGTGTAGTAAGTTCTGTAGCAAACTGCCAAACTAATTTACCTAACTCTTTCTTCATTTATTTCAACATGTAATAAATTTCCTTTTGTAGAATATACTACCAGTATAAATACATCGCTATTTGCAGCCCAAAATAATTGATTGATCATCGTTTTATTATCCGACATGCATAACGACTTCCACACGTGGTCTTTCTTCAAAGATTTTAGATAGTTTGTAAACCCCATTTACGTATAGAATTGCCTTTTTTGTTTTTAACCTTTTAATGTAGGTATTTATTACTTCTTTAGACATTCCAATTGATGCAGCAGCTTCTCTTCTGTTAAGAGTGCCGCATAGATCTCCTTTTGCATCTATTAAAGCTCCTAAAGTAAGAATCTCCTTTGGAGATAATCCTACAGGTCCATTCCAAAATCTAAGTCGATCTGATGTTTTTTTAAACTTTACTTTTATAATTTCCTTTTCATTAAGCGCCATCCTTCAGGTTTTAAAGTTATAATTGTTGACCTATCAAGATTATTGTAAGCCGCTGAAACCTTATCTATATCTGAGATTCTATTTACAGTATCTAATATAGTGTAGATATCATCTTCTACAGATTTTAAAGCTGGTATGTACTCTTTTAGCTTATCATCTGCTTTTTTTAAAGACTCAAAGTCTTCTAAAGATATTGTAACTGTCCCGGTCACAGCACTCCCATTATTTGATTTTCTTGCGCAACTAACACAAATTCTTCTTCCAAATCGTCTATAGCTAAAATAGCTACTGGCATTCTTGGATCTAAAAGTGCTTTTTTTCCTTCTACAATCTTAGAATCTAACACTCTTTCCCCTACGCTTACTATAGTTAGTATGTTACTCTCTATATTATCTGCATCTTGCCTCATAGCATCTTTTGTTCCGTCTAAGAGTTCAATTTTGCTTTCTGGTAGTTTTTCTCTAGGGTCTTCTAGTACAACCCATGTTCCCGTTGCTTTCATTATAACAAGTTTATATTTAATAGTTATAGTGCAAATATAAATAATTGATATGATAATAATTTGCTGTATTAAAAAAATTTTTATAATTCATTGAAAATCAGTAGTTTTGATTAATCCTTATGAGTATAATCAATGGAGCTTAAATTCCTTACTCCCCCGTCGGGGTTCAAAAGGCTATTCTATGACATCGAAACCAGCTACGAAGTTGGTAAGTTTTGGAGGCCTTCTTTTAAAGCTGTAATTCGTCACACAGATGTATTTATAGAATCTGCTATTATCTGCATTAGCTACAAGTGGGAAGGGCAGAAAGGTATAAACACTTTTGTTTGGAAGGAGGGAGATGATAAAGATCTAGTTAAAAAGTTTATTGATGTAGCTATCCAGGCTGATGAGATCATTGGTCACAATGGAGATAACTTTGATGAAAAGATTATTAGGACTCGTGCACTCTTTCATAAGATACCTTGCCCCCCTAAGTTTCCTAGCCTGGATACATTAAAGAAAGCTAGGCGGCATTTTAAAATGGATAGTAACACTCTTGAACACATAGCTAAAAGATTAACAGGTTCTGGAAAAGATAAGATGGAGTATGCTGATTGGGATTATATCTGCAAGCCTCTTATACCTAAGTTCTTTGGGTTTGAAGTAGAATTACCAGACAGTTATAATAAGGCTATAGATAAGATGGTAAAATACTGTGAACTAGATGTAATAAAACTAGAAGAGGTTTTCCAAGAACTTTTACCTTACATCGATCACAATCATCATGTAGGTGCTTTTGAAGGTCATGGTAGATACTCTTGTCCTGTATGCGGATCTGAAAAAGTTTACCACAATAAGAAAAAAATTACTAAGGCCGGCATGGTAAAGCACGTTTTAAACTGCCCTCCTTGTAAGAGATACTATACAGTTAGTAATAAAGTCTATATGACCAAGTTAGAAGATGATTGGAAAGCGGAGATGGCAAAGTATAAACATGAAAAATAAACTAAACGCCTATCTAAATAATTCTATTTGTCTTGTGGCATTATCCTTTCCCTGTAGAACTTTATGTCCAGGGTTTTTATTTTTGCCGCTATAACCCTCCACTTATCGTCGGCTTCTTTTCTCTCTGCATCTGTACTTTCTGTTCCAAGATTGCATTGAATAGCTGCATTTTTTTCTAATAGGATATCAATTTCTTTTCTGATATCTTCTTCAGTGTAATAGTAATATGTCATCTAGTAATTAAGTCGCGTCCTACTCCTACAGATATGAAATGTTCTCCATTATATCCGTACCCAGCACTAATATAAGTCTTTTTGATTGAACTGTGTAAACCTACACCAAAGAGTGGTTTATAGGACTGTTTAAAATCACTTTGTAATCCTATAATGCCATGAACCCCTAACGCCCAATTTAAAGGGACCTTTTTAGGGGTGTACGTCACCATTAAGTTTTCGGATCTGTTCTGATAGTTTTGCCAGTTCAAAGAAATACTAGCATTCTCTTGATCTATCGTTGTGTCATACTTAGCTATTTCTGTAAGCCACGCTTCTACAATCTTAACCGTGTCTACTAGGAAAAGTGTATCTAAACGGTTAACTATAAGCTCTGATGTAATTGTATCTCTAACTGTAATTACCTCTCTTGATACAAATCGAACTGTATCAGTCTTCCATCTATCTACATACTCTATGACAGGTACCGGTTTTTCTATGATAGTGGTAATGGGATCCTTCCCATTTGAATCACCGCAACCTTTCCACGCAACAACAAGCCCCATTACAAAGGCTATCAGATACGGTAGGTATGTTTTCAGTAGGTGTTTCGTTATATCGCTGAACATCCAAATCATTTTTAAGTGCTTCTACTTTTATTCCTAATACCACTGTAAGTATTAAAAATACGAAGGTTAAAAGATAAAATACTTTTATTTCAATATCTTTCATATGTTTTTGTATTCTACTTTTGCATCAAACGATGGACAGGCTTTAGAGCTTACATCTCTGTGACCTATAATCTCAGCATTAGGATATCTATCTTTTAAATCCTCTAATAAACACTTAAGAGTTTCTTTCTGGCCTTCAGTCCTAGTGTCTTTAGGTTCTAGATTTTCATCTACACCTCCTACGTAACACACACCTACAGAGTTTTTATTAAATCCTTTTGCATGTGCCCCGGATCTTGCTTCAGGTCTACCTTTTTCTATAGATCCACTTAAAGGTATAATCCAATGATAACCTATATCACTCCAACCGTTATCTTCAACGTGCCACTTCCTAATAGTGTCAATAGATACATCCCTACCTTCAGGTGTAGCACTACAGTGCACTATAATCTTATTTATATTTCTCATTTTTATTTGTACTTCCCTTTCTTGAACAGACTCTTGTCTTCAAACATTTATTATCGCATTTAGTATTATTTGATGTTTTTGATTTTCCTATCAATCCTATCATTTACATACTCCACCCTTTCCTTTATGTCTTCTATATCGATAATAATTTTTGTCACTGTAAACGTAGCTGAGATAGCAAAGAAAACCAATGCAAGTATCTGACCATTACTTAACGTCTTAGCTTTAAGTATGTCATTATCTGGCATTATATCTTTTTGTTCTCGTCATTAGAGTTAAACAAATTGTAAATCTTAACTCCTAACGTAACAGTTATTGAGATTGCTGTTACTATAAGTAAGTAAATGTTTAAAGTCTCCTTCACTCCAGTTAACCAAAAAGCAGATAATATTAATCCAAATGCATCAACCATGTATAGTAATATCTCGTTCTTAGTTTGGGGTACAAATAGAAGACTGAATAGCTTTTCCATTAGTGCTTCTTTTCAAATGTGCCAATACCTAATAAGGTGGCGGCAGACATAATTAACGTGTTAGCCACGCTTTCGTTTATTTCCATTTTTTCAAACAGATCGCCTACAAATGCAAATAAAACAACCGATAGGACAGCATATCCTGCTATCCTCTTACTACTCAAGTTGTTGTTTGCGTCTCTTAGTAGGCTCATGGATCAGGATTAGATATCCATTTAGGACTGTTTAAATACTCAAGCATTTCACTATGCGTGAACTCTCCCTCCTTGTAAGTTAACGCTTCTATACTTGAAGGTATAGAGCCTTCCCACTTAAAGAAGGTATAAACTCCATCTACTGATACTCTAAGCGTGTCGGGTGCGGTCTCAAACACTTGTCGGAAGTCTACTTGGTCAACTTCTGAAACGAGTGTAACCATATATCTTAATTTGTCAAATTCGCCCGTCATATCTTTATCGCGTTATAGTTTTGAAGTACTTCTGCATCGGTTAGCTTTTTACTGTACATATGGTAGTTTCTATTAGATCCAGGCATTCCGAAATTTCTGCTCCAAGAATCACTTGATAAAACCATTGGTTGATTGCTTGAAGGTGTACGTTCACCCGATAATGTTGCAGTAGCTACTTTAACTCCATTTAGGAAAACATCAATATCGTCACCGCTTCCGCCATCCGTTGTGAATCCAACATAGTACCAAGTGTCTTCGTGTATCTGTGGAACTGTGCCTTCATCCCATCCACTCCAATCAACAACATTTGAATAGCTTGCGTTTTCTAACGCAATTCGAAAAGACACATAACCATTTGTTGACCATTGCGATGTGGTGGCTGTAAAGAACATACTTAAACTATTGACTGCGCCATTGTTAAAACCTTTACTTATGAGCCAAGTATGATATTTGCCACTATATAATGTGGAATCTAAGTCTGTACATTTGACATATGCAAACGTGGAATTGGCCGCATTTACTTCATCAATATTGCCGTCCGATTTTATATAATCATTTGCTCCATCGGTTACGATTGTCCCTCCGTCATCGGTGCTAAAGGTAGGACCGTTAACCAAAGTAAAGTCATTACCTTCACTTGTAAGGTCGTCCCAAGAAGTACCGCTGCCTGGATAGCTATTAGTATCCGTTGAGTCAAGATTTAAAATTAATCCATCTGTAACGAGTCCTCCACCACCACCACCTTTACTAAATGATACCCCTATGCCGTTCCCTAATATTGGCATAGTACTACAGCATATAGATTACACAACTACCACTACTCATAGTGATGGCTGTAATCTGTGATCCTTTAGGTACTGGAAAGTATGCTCCCGCTTTAACTGTTACACCACTTAGTCCGTAGTTAGATAGTTGAACCACCCCATCTACAGTGAATACTGTAAACACTGTATCTTCCTGTACCACCACTGAATACCCTGTTAAAGATGTATGAGCTCCTGTCCCTGTAAGATTCTTAAATCCACCTGTAGCTACTATACTAGATGTATTAAATGCTACTGACTGTTGGTTTTTTTCTTGATTTGAAATTGCCATTTTATTCTAGCTTTAAAAATTATGCTTTCTTCCAATATGCATACTCTAGTACGCAGCTAGCTGTATCAGCTCTTGCCTCTACACCTACACTATCATTTACTGCAAAGAAACAAAACTCTCCTGGACCAAGTCTAGCATATTGTACACTAGCTGTAGTTTGAAGAATTACAAAGTTAGTTGCATCTGTATTCTTTGCATAGAAGTAAAATACTCCACTCACTGCATCGTCTACAATCTCTTGATTGTCTGCAGTAGTAATAGTCAATCTTGACATACTTACAATAGGAGCTTCAATTGTTAAGGCGTCTGTTATAGACAAAGCTAAAGGCTCTGAAGTAGCATCTGTGCTTGCCAGCGTTAATGTTGCTGTTAATGTTGCCATTTTAAAATTTTTTTTGTAAAAATACTTTATCAAAAGTACATAATAAATCCCTTAGCGCAATTTTCATGACGCTTTTCTCTTTCAATCAGGACTTCGTATTAGACCAGTGCTTCCTTTCGGATACCTAGGAGGGTCAATGTGGGGTTAATTCCCCTTACACTTATTACTATGTGTTGTCAATCGACAACCCCCCAAACCTAAACTTATACCATCTCTTTTATACACTATCGGAGAAAACTTCAAGGCTATGTAGAAAAAAAGTGCCTCTATTAATCCAACTTCTGACCCAGTACTGCCCTTTTGAGGTCCTCGTGGGTGATCACATGTTTTAATGTGGTGCATGGTGCAAAGATAGGTTATAAAATTTTACACCCCCAAAAAAATTTTTTTCAACTCCTAAAAATGTGTTTGCGTGTACCTACTCCATTTGCCACCCCGGTTTGTAATGGGGTTCAAACAGGACCCCATAACTAAAACCACTTTTATCATGGGACAAGCCCAAGACAAAGAAAAGTCGGTCGAGACTACGTCTCCCGCAAAAGAAATTGCAATTGTTGGTAAACTCGGTACATATACCGACCAACAATCTAATGAAGAAGTACATTGGGTACTTCTTAAGGCTTCAAAGAAGCGGAAGATTAAAGGTGTTATCAAACCTTTAAACGTTACTGGATTCCTCAAGGGTTCAGAATCTTTCGACGACGTCTTCGAAGTCGGCGATGAAGTTGAAATGTCAGACCTCAAGGGCCTGAAATTTAACTTATAAAGGAAAGGGACTAGCGTCCCTTACCTTTTACTGTGTGTGTTAATATCACTTACAAGTGCAACTAACTAGGTTGTAATGCTATCCGCCAAGTACCTGATATGAGTCAGTGTCTAAAACAAACCTTGGCAAGCATTCCCTTATGCGTGTGTGTGTGGCTAACAAGTCACACATACACCTTTTTACCACGTTCCGTTGTGTGTCGTATATCACACTTCATTAATATAATAAGAAACTAATCGACTATAAAAGCATAAAGCCATGTTTGTAAA